GGAGGAATGGGAGGAGGAATGGGAGGTTTAGGTGGTATACATAGAATGGCAACAATGGGTGGTTTTCCACCTGGTGCAAACATTCATGTATTTAGAAATGGTGTACCAGTCGGTGTAGGTGGATTTGGTGGATTACAAAAACCTACTCCTATTATACAAACTATATCAGTTACAATAGAACAAGTGTTAATAGGTGCAACTATATCAATAGACATTGAAAGATGGATTATAGAAAATGGAATAAAGGTAATAGAAAAAGAAACATTATATATTAATATTCCGAAAGGAATAGATGATAATGAAATTGTTATATTGAGAGATAAGGGAAATGTAGTAAACGAACATGTAAAAGGAGATATAAAATTGTTTATTAAAGTAGAAAATAATACAGATTTTGAAAGAAGAGGATTAGATTTGTTAGTAAATAAAACAATATCTTTAAAAGAAGCACTATGTGGTTTTGTATTTGATTTAAAATATATTAATGGAAAAAGTTATACGATAAACAATAATAGTGGTAACATTATTCCACCAAATTATAAAAAAATAATTCCTAATATGGGTCTTGCGAGAGAAGGACATAATAATGGAAATTTAATTATTAATTTTTTAGTGGATTTTCCTGAAAAGTTAACAGAATTACAAATGAATCAATTAAAAACAATATTGTAATATTTTTAGTTTTACAAAATAAAATAATATATTTACATATAAAATAATTTAAATACTTATTAATGATTATATTTAATCTTTATAATAAGATTCATTTAATGCCTTCATAGCTTAGCGGTAGAGCATCACACTTGTAATGTGAAGGTCACGAGTTCAATTCTCGTTGAGGGCTTTTTTATTTTTTACAATATATTTATATAATGTAAAAAAAATAAAATAACGTAAAATAAAATTATTTATTATTTTTATTGCATTTATCCAATAATAATTGAATAAAAATATCTTCTTGTTTTTCTTTTTCTATATTTTCACTGATAGAACTAATAAATGTATTGACAATATCAGCAGGAGTAAGACATTTTTCTTTGATAGAATTTAATTTCAAGGTATTAATTGGTTTTTCAAATAAATGTTGATACATTTGAGAAATAGTATCGTGATTTACATAATCTAAACAAATATCCAAATCAATTCTTCCTGGTCTAATTAAAGCAGGGTCTAATTTATTATAATGATTAGAACTAATAACAAGAACTCTACCGGGTGTTTCACGTATGCCATCCCATAAATTTAAAATATCATCTAATGTAATAGGATCTTCGCTATTATTATTTTTCATTACAGTAATTATTTCTTTTTTCTCTCCAAGCTCTTTATTTTGATTGTCAATAATTTGGTTAAGTAGGTTATTAGTAATATTTAATTCATTAGAAATATGTTTGTCATTATTGGAATTGTTTGTTTCTTTTTTACTGCGATCTAATACAATATCACCAATACAATCTACATCTTCAAATACGATTAGTTTTTTATCAAAAGTAATACTATTTTTCATATTATCTGAATTATAGGTTTGTTCAAAATAAAATTCATTTAATTGTTTTCTAGTTTTGATAATTTTAAAAGAGAGAATAATAATATGTAAATCTAATTTTTTCGCAAGTGCTTTAATAAAAGAGGTTTTCCCAGTACCAGGTGGTCCGTATAATCCAATACCTAATGTATAAGGGATACCTTTATCATAATACCATTTTTTATTTTCACTAAAAAAATTAATTTTGTTAAGAATCATATCTTTATTAGGAAAAAATAAATTTTGAAAAGATCTACTAGTATCAAAACAAAATTCATTCCAACATTCTAAACGACTATCTTCATAATTAGATTTAATTAAAGTATAAATGAACTTTTTATATTTTCTCTCATTTTGAATAGAACATAAATACTTTATAGTAATATCTTCTATGAATTCAGTTAGTTGATGTGTATCTATATGATAAGAAAATATTTCAATAATAATTTTATCTGTTTTTATAGTACTATTACGATTTCCAGTATTATCTTTACTGTTACCATCTTCATCATAGTCAAATTTACTAATAATATAAATTTTTTTTTCTTTATCTAATATAAATTCTTTTTTTTGAGATACGAAAAAAATATCAGATAAGTATTTATTAGAAGTATTGGTAATATTATTATACACTTGTTCTTTAATTTGATAAATACTTGGATTATCTTTCATATTTACAATAATATAATTCCATACAGCTTTGAATCTCTCTGTATATAAAGAAGATACATGAGATGATAAGTTATAACTACAAGTAATAACACTTTTTTTCCCTTCAAGAATCATACTATTTTTTCTAAAAAAAAAAGATTTGATATAATTCATATTAAAAATATCGTAAATGTTTATTGATTTATTATTATTGTCATAAAAATATTTTGTTATATAAGTAAACAATGATAAAGAGATAGTTGAGAGAATAGTATTTAAAAATAAGTTATTCGTTTTTATTTTATTAAAAATAGTCATTTTTATACTATCTATAAAAAAATGATATAAGTCCATTAATAATAATATTAATTTAAAATATTTATATTCATTTAATATATATTTTGATATATAGTTTATATTACCCTACATAAAATTGGCCATTTTAATAGATTCGTGTATATATTTATACTGTTCAAATACGCATTTATCAACAATGTTGGTATAAATAGTAATAGTATTATGAAAATATTTGTTAATAGTACTGAAACCATAATATCTATCTTTACTTATAAAAATTAGAGGTCTTTTTTTAATTAAAATACTATATCTTTTATCTTTTTTGTCTATTTTTTGAATAATAATAAATTCACCATTTACAAAAGCAAATCTATTATCATAAAGTAAAATATTTGTGATAACATTAGAAGGTAAAGGAAGTCTATATAACATACTTGAAACTTCATACATTTGTTTTTTATCCATTGAATATATTGAGTAAAAAAATATATTTAATTAAGTTTACAAGTTAAAAATCTATATTTAATTTTTTATTAATTCAAATGTTTATTTTTTAGGTTATTACTAGATTCTAAATTATTACATTGGATAGAAGTGATATTTGTTCTACATAAACAACATGATGGTGATTTATTTTGAGTTAAAGAAGAAAGGTAAGCATCAAAACAACCATAACATACATCGTGATTACAGTTTGTAGTTAAACATTGACTATTGTTTATTTCATCTAAACAAACCGGGCATTGGAAATCTTTATCTTTAGAAGCATTAGATACGTTAATATGTATTTGAAATTTTCTTGGTAATGATGGTGGTGGAGTTAAAGGTTCTGGAATATAGTTTGGACGATAATAATAAACAAGTACTATTAATAGATCCATTTTTGTATGCATTTTAGATTGTCTCATAGTAATTATACGATTATTATACAAACGACAAGCAAATCTATAAATATCATTATGAACTTGTAAAAGTAATCTTACTTTTGATAAGACAAGACTATTTAAATATATCATAATAAGATTATCTATGTCATCAATTAATCCGTGCATATTAGTACGGATAATTTCAAGAACAGTTCTGTGAATTTGAATACCATTTGTGAAAGCTTCATTACAATCTCTGATATCGTGGTCTTCCATACGACAATGACTACAAAGTCTTCTTCTATTTGGAGCTTGAATAGCATTCATTTTAGAAAGTATAAATAATTACTTTAATATGATATAATATCAACAACAATGATTTAAAAAAGTATTTCAATTTTTTTATTAAGACTTCAATAAAAAAATTATTATAGGTTGTATAAACTTCAACATAGAAAGTTCAACTTCAACAATAAAAACGTAAAAATCTATTTTTATTGTTTTTGGTGTATATTATTTAGAATCTTTTAACACTTGTAATCACAAGAGGTTGCAAGTCTTAATTTAGCTCTTCTTACTGAAGCATTAGTAGATCCAATACCAGATCCTGGTGTATATTTATTAAATATTTTTTCTGGTATTGGACAACAGTTAAATATTTTTCTTCCCCCAACAGTTGATTTCTTTTTATATAAAAATCCATAAGGAAAATACCAAAATTGTCCTCCTCCTCCACTAGTCATTTATATAATAGATTAAGATATTTTTTTGGTAGGTATTTCTGAACATACTAAATAAATAGAGTTTTCAGTAATAATAATATACTCGGATGCACTTTTATAAAACTTGGAAATAGGACTGGTATATTCTTCTTCACTTTTTACTAATAATTTTTCTCCTGAATCCCTGACACCTATTAATGCCTTTTTATCTAAAGATACTGTCCAATAATCAAGCATAATTGGTTTATCTTCTACAATACTTAATTTTGCAGAATGTTTTAATGTAATTTCACTAGGTAGTCTATAGTTTGACTCAGCAACCACAGGTTTTTCAGACATTTATAATATTAGGATTTTTTAGTCTTTAAATACTTTTAAAAAGTATTTAATAATTTTTAAATAATATATAACATATTAATATAATGAAACCAAATATGAATAATTTATATTCATTGTATGATATAAATAATTTTAAAAAAAATGCAATTTACACAGAAAAAGAAGTAATAGAGAGATATAATTTATTAGTAAATGAATATTATAAATACATTTTAGAAAATATATCTATTTCTATAAAAAATATACATTATTTCAAATTTATATTTACAAGAGGTTTGGAAACAATAACACACGTGTTTAGTATAATTCTTTATTATACAAATAATTTAGATATGACTTATTATCACGGTCAAAAGTCATTTTATTTTTATGTTGAATTTGTTGAACAAATATCGGAAGATGAAAATAAATTTTTAAAGTTAAACTCTAGAGATGCAACCTTATATGTTTATAAAAAAACAATATATGAAATTAATAATGAATATAAAAAAAATTACACATCAGATTTGAATACTACAACAAAACTAGATTTTTTTAATCAATATATTAAAATAGTAAAAATATTAATAATGTATATTATTGAGGATGATTCATTTGTAAAAAATAAAGAAATTACGAATACTTCTATTTTAAAATATGAAAAAATATGTGGTTTATTAATTGAATTAATTGATTTGCCTCTAAAGGTGGAAGATTTAAAAGATATATACTCTTTTATTTATCATTTAAATTTAATGGAAATAGAATTGGAAAAATATATAGAGATAATTGAATTATTTTTAAAAAAAATAAATAAAAATAAGTTATTTCTAAAAAAAATAGATAAAGATTATAATACTTTGCAGCAAATACACAGTCATAGTGCAAAAGAATTCATAAAATTAATAACATTGTAATTATTTAATGAATTTATATTTATATAGAAACAATAATATTTTTTTTACGAAGTTTATGTTTTTTTTCTTTATTAATCGCAGAGGAGGAAACAATATTTTTTTGGTGAATTTCAGAATATTCATTAACAAGTAAATCTTTAATAAATGAATATATTTGCATTAATATATTTTCATCACACGTTCCTACTATAAGAACGCTACCTGTGCGAAATATCATAAATGATACAACTTGTACATTTTTATATATTTTTGCATTTTCTTCGGAAATTTGTGATCCTGATTGTATAATTGTATCATTATTATAATAAAATTTACACTGAATACCAGGATAAGAACAAGAATCAAATATAGATTGAATATTATATTTATATTTTAATATGTCGTGTAGAATTTCTCTATTAATATAAAACCCACAATTAAAATTAGAATTAATTAAGACTGTAGTACCATTATCAAAATACAATGTTTCTTCAAAGAATGGTTGTAAAATATCAATAACTAGTTTTAAAAGTTGTTGATAAGTATTTTCGCTTTGAACTCCTGGAATTTCTAATTTTCCTGTGTTAAATACTTTCACGTGAAATTCTTTAAACATATTTTCAACTTTTAAACGAATAATCATAACAAAACAATTATAAAATGCACTTTTTTGTTTAATTTTATAACTCATAATGTCTTTTTTTGAAATGCCAATTGTGATTTTTCTTATATCTTTAAATTTAATTCTTCCAGTAGGATTATTAATACTTGTAATAACATATTGATCAAAGTATGGTTCTCCTCTAAGTTTTTCATTAATGTAATTTAATTCTTCTTCTGTATTAGAATTAAATTTTATTTGTTTTTTAATTATACCATTTTTAGGTTCGTAATACTGAATTATTTTTAATTTCCAAAATACATCTTTTAAATCAAACTTTACATTTAAATAAGTTATTTTTGTTTTAGTGGAAATGTAAATGTCTGTAGGTTTTGGAATAGAATTATCATTTAATTTTGAAGCGTAAGATTCTGATTCTTCTTGTAAAATGTCTTTATTTGAATTATAATTTTCAACATCACTATCATCATCATAACTAGATGATATAAAATGTGTCCATTCTTCGTCTACAACATGCATTATTATTTATTAACAAATTATCTTTATATGTTTTTTAAATCAATTTTATAATAAATAATATAATGTAATTATATATAAAGATATTATGAATGAAATAAAACAAGAAATTATTAAAAAATCAATAAAAAAAAATGAAACACCAATTGTAAAATGTAATTATGATTTAGTAAATACATTTAAAGAAGATTCAGAGAAAAAATTGTTACACATCCAGAAATTTAAAAATAATGAATATAGTTTAAGTTTGAAACAATTTTGTTTTGATCCATCAAAAAGTTCACCTCCAAATGAGTTTATTGAAAAATTATTGGAGAGAATATCTAATTATGAAAAATAAATTTAGAAAGACGTAAAATAGTATAGTTAATATAATTTGAGTTATTACAGTCTTGAAAATGCATAATATTTTCTAAAAAATAAAAAAAGTCTTTTGTCATTTGACATTTTTTATTTTTGATTAAATAAATAATATAACTTTTGATAATATTTTTTTTATCAATGTTATATTTACAACTTATAGAATGTATAAATTTATATATTTCTTTATAACCTTTTATATTTAAATTACTATTATTTATTATTTTATTTGTAAGATCTATCCAAACATCAATCCCAATAATACTAATAGATACTTCATTTAGAATGTCTTGATTCGTTTGCATAAAATTTATCATACTTCTTATATCAGAATTATAGATTTGTTGTATAGATTGAAGTGAATAAACATTCAAGTTTAATTTTTCTGATTTGGATATATTATCCAAAAAGTCAATAATATCTAATTTTGGAAGTTGATTAAATCGTAATCTTGTAAATTCATTTTGTAATCCTTCATCTATACGACTAATATAATTACAAATAAGACAAAAACGAACATTAAAAGAATAATTTTGTAATAAATATTTTAATGCTTGTTGAGCATTTTTTGTCATATAATCTACTTCGTCTAGTATAACAAATTTCATACCCTTGTGAAATAATGGTTTTGAATTTACAAATAAATTTATTTGATTACGAATAATATCAATTCCTCTTTCATCTGATGCATTTAAATGGATGACTAATTCTTTGTTTTTAATATTTAATTTTTCTTGATAAGATTGTATTAAGTTAATAATTGTAGTTGTTTTTCCAGTTCCGGGAGGACCATAAAATAATAAATTCGGAAAATAAGATGTTTCAATAATATTTTTAAGTATTTTTTTATTGATAGGATCTAATACTATATCATCAAATTGAACAGGTCTATATTTTTCCATCCATGGTACAGAATTATTTAAGTTCATTAATATATTATTTAATAATAGTTTTTAATACTATTTTAACTCAATTAATAGTTATTTTTTTATTTTATTTATTAATATATATATTAAAATGATATAAATTAAATATATATATAAGTTTATGGAATTAATACCAAATCAACCAAAAAAAAGAGGAAGGAAATCTAAAAATACGATTAATAATATAACTGAAGAAAATAATCTTAATAATAGTGATGCAAATAATAATCAGTTAAATTTAAATGATAATAATATTGATTTTAATAAAAATAATGAAATAAATGAGAATAATGTTGAAGAAAACGACCCTGTAGATCAAAAACTTATTATAAAAAAAAGAGGACGTAAACCTAAGGGTGGAAAAATAATACAAAATTTATCTTCTATTAATAATAATAATATAGAATCAAAACCTAATATTATTTTGCACTTGAAATGCTATATGAAAGATTTAGAATATAATTCTATTATAGATGAAAAAATAGAATCTTTTCACTTTTCAAATAATAAGAATGATATTCTTTCCTATGAAATTATAAATGATAATCAAAATGATTCTGATAATTTACAGTTTAATGATAAAATGTCTTTTAGTGAACTAAATAATAAATATTATAATAAAGAAGAAGAAATAGAATATAATGATAATGAAAATGATTGTTTTGATGATAACAAATATAATAAAAATAAAGAAGTTTGGAAAAAGTTAAAACAACTTCAGAATAACTTACATTTGAATAATGTAACTGATAAAAAATCCGATTGTTTTTGGTGTCATCATTCTTTTGACAACCCACCAATATATATTCCAAAATTTTACATTAAAGAATCTTATCATGTATATGGTTGTTTTTGTAGTCCAGAGTGTGCAGTAGCACATTTAATGAAAGAAAATATTGATAGTTCAACTAGATTTGAGAGATATTATTTAATTAATCATATTTATAATAAAATATATGATTATGATAAAAACATTAAACCTGCACCTAATCCATTTTATATGTTAGATAAATATTATGGCAATTTAACTATTCAAGAATATAGATCTCTTTTAAGAAATGAGAGATTATTTTTAGTAGTTGATAAACCTTTAACAAGAATTCTTCCAGAACTTCACGAAGATAATAATGATTTTATTATCAATAGTAAAATAATACCTTCTAATACATATCAAATAAAGAAAAAATTACAAAAAAAAAATCAAAATCAACAAAATAAAAATAATATTTTATGTGAGAAATTTGGTTTACAATAATAATAAAATAATATATAATTTTTAATTATTTATATATTATTTACTAGACATTTATATGAAACTCGTTGTATTGTTCGTATATATAATTTCAATAACTTATTGAATATAATCCATTTTCTTTGAATTTAGAATTACTACAGTCGCTTATATAACCAAGTTGATTAGAAATTAATCTTATATTAGTATCATTATGAATAAAGTCATAAGATAAATGTGTATGTCCGCTAATCCATGTTAATATGTTATCTTTATTTGATATATTATTAAACACATTTTCCCAAGAGTAATAATCTTTTATACATTTTGATTTATTTTCTAAACTTATATGCGTTGTATTTTTATTAATCGGTGGAAAATGTGTAATAATGATAGTTTTTTTATTATTTGTATTCAAGTAATTATTTAACAAACAAAATTGTTTATTGGAGATATTATTAATAAAATTTGGATTAATCAGATAATTTTGCTTTCTCTCTGAACACCAATAATGTATATTATTATAATCTTTTATTTCATAAAAGTTACGAGTATCTTGATAATATGATAAAGGACTTTTCGTCCATAATGTAGTTCCGTATATATTAATATCTTCGTTTAATGAAATAAAATTATCATTTAAATAAAAAACATTTTTATATTTTGTTTCAAATAAATATTTATAATTAAATTCTAACTCATTGAAGTTTTGATTTTCAGAATAATATTCACAATTACCAGGAATATAATATGTTTTTTCCCAATTTTTACTACAAAAATTTAAGAATGGTATAAATTTTGGATCTTTTATATTTGAAATGTCACCTGCTAAAAATAAATATTTAGTAAGTGGTTTAATATCAGGTAATTTATCTAATAACTCTAAATGAATATCTGAATATATTTGTATAAAAATATTATTGTACATTTTGTATGATATGATACTTAAAACTAAACTATTATTAAGATAAATATAATTTTATATTGTTTGTTTACATTCTTTATATTTACACCTTTTGTATTTTATATTTTATTATTAGAGTGTTTTTTCTTGACTTTTATTATATTCTCTTGTAGATTCATCTAATTTGATTCTTATTTCTTTGTAAATTTCTTGATTTAATGATTTTTTTTCTTGTTTTTTATCTGGTACTCCTAAATATTCTTTTATTACCTTAATATGATCAATATTATGAAATACTAGTTTTTCATTAGCTTCTTTTTCAGAATAATTTGTTTGTCTAATGATAATTTTTATTTTATCTTCTATATCCATATATGAATTAGATAAATTATATTTTAAATCATATTAAACGAATAGTAATATATTATATTAACTATGAATAGTCATACTAAAATATTATTAAATGAAATTAATGAAGTTGTATCAAAAGGAATTGATACTATTTTACACGAATATATGGATAAATATAATTTATATGAAGAAACGCATAATGCTGTATTAAATATACCTGTTGTAAAACGTATGATAAATGAAGCAAAAATGAGTGATTATGTAAGTTCAAATAATAATAATAATGAAGAACAAATAAATTCTGTTAAAGAAATCATAAAAAAAGAAATGGATCCTTTTGTTAAAAAAATGGATGAAATGTGCATTTATCAACAACAATTATTTAGTTTAATACAAGTTATTGAAAAATTTATTAAATACTCAATGATTGAAAAACAAGAGAGACAAATAGAATTTATAAAAGAAAAAAAAGAAGATTTAATAGTAGTAGAAAAACTTGATGAATCAAACAAAAAAATCATTCATTCTGAAAAAGAAAATATTACATTAACTATTGAAGAGAATTCTTTAAAGGAAGAAGAAGATACTGATGAGGAAGAAGAAGAGGAAGAAGAAAAGAAAAATGATACAAAAATAGTAAAATTAGAAAATAAAAAAGAAGATTTATTAGTATCTGAAGAAGAAGAAGAAGAAGAAGAAGAAGAAGAAGAAGAAGAAGAAGAAGAAGAGGAGGAAGAAGAAGAAGAAGAAGAAGAGGAAACTTCATCATTAAAAATAGAAAATAAAAAAGAGTTAGAAATCAAAGAGGAAGAAGAAGATGAAGAGGATGTTTTTGAAATTGAAATTGATGGTGTTAATTATTATACAAATGATGAAAATATTGGAATAATATATGAAGTAGATAAAAACGGTGATCCTGGTAAAAAACTTGGTTATTTTAAAGACTCTGATCCTTTTTTTTATTAAGTTAATGTAAATGGAATTAGTATTGTGTACACCAGCAATTATATATATTATATTTTCTATTACACAAATTATTTTAGATACAATGAAAGGTCATTACAATACTGCATCTATGAAAATAATAGTAATGGTAATGATTAGTATATTATTAAATATTTTATGTGCACGCGGTTTAGGAGTTATTTCGTGGATTATTGTATTTATTCCATTTATTTTTATGACATTAATTGTATCTTTATTGCTCTATTTTTTTGGTTTAAATGAAACAACTGGAACATTTAACTACACATGTAAAAACAATAAAGTATCAACAGATGATTATGGAAATATTATTATTTATTATCCAAATTATTCCCTTATGAATCAAATACATTATCAATATCCATATATAGTTATTCCAAATGATACAAGTAACGAAATATCAGTAGTTACGATGAATAGTAGTGTAAATAATAATAGTTTATTAAATTATTGGTTATCAAGTAGTCCTGCTTATAAATCATAATCATTTCTTGTAAAATATAATAAAAATAAATAATATAAATATTTATTTATATTATTTTATATATTATGCATTTAACGTCTTTTTTACTAGGTGCGTCTTTTATAATTGGTTATGAATATTATCGTGTAAATTATCCAGAAGAATATGGAATGATTGTATTTTATACCCTTGATAAATGTATTTGTTTTTATAGTAGTTGTCAACTAATTGCAATAAAATCAAAATATTTTTTAGAAAAAAATTATATATCATTACTTAAAAATAGTTATGTAAAAACATTGATATCTAGTTATCTTTACTTTAATAAACTTTTTTTTGGAAAACATATTATTAAAGATAATATAGAAGTAGTGAAAGATGGAGAAGTTATTTTAAATACAAATATAAATGTAGAATTAAAAAAAACAGAATATGATTTTATGATTTACTCAAATAAGTTAGATAAAATTATTTTTACAAATAATGTAAACGTATTAGAATATACAGCTTCTAATATTTCATTTTTATTAGTTGAATTGAATATTGGAAATAAAGAAGCAATTCAAATCAAATTTAAGAATGAAAACTATAATTATTACATTGTAAACAATAGAATTGATAAAGAATTTATACTTTATTTTTTAAGAAAATATTATAAGGATAGAGTAGATAATTATTCCAATGATGAAATTTTAAATTATACTATGAAACTAATTGATAATAATATTAATATTTCTTTTTATTCATGTTCAGATATATTAGTAATAGGCGAAAATGATTTTTCTAGCATTTTAATAGATAAAAAAAAAGAGGAAGAAATTAATGAAGACAATAAAGAAATATATATTCAGGTTGACGTATCCAATAATTTTATAGATGACAACTTTATTCAAATATAATAAAACAATTTAAAAAAAATTGATTCTAATAATATATAATGGTAACTCCGCAAACTACAATGGCAACAAATACTTTATTAACAAATAAATTGGACGATTTGCACCATTCTTTGTCAGATAAATGGACTCTTTGGGCTCATTTACCCCACGATACTGATTGGAGTATTAATAGTTATAAAAATATTTATACTATTACCACAGTAGAAGAAGCAATTGCAATAACAGAAACCTTACCAGATATTTTAGTTAAAAATTGCATGTTATTTTTGATGCGTGAAGGTATTAAACCAACATGGGAAGATCCTAAAAATCGTAATGGTGGTTGTTTTTCCTATAAAATTACAAATAAGAATGTATATGAGACATGGAAAGAGATTACTTATGTATTATTAGGTGATACTATGAGTGCAAATCCATCATTTGTTGCCAATGTAACCGGAATTACCATTTCCCCTAAAAAAAATTTCTGTATTATAAAAATTTGGATGATGAATTGTGCTAATCAGAATCCTGCAATTATTACAAATGAAGTTAAAAATATTATTCCACAAGGTTGTTTATTTAAAAAACATACTCCTGAATATTAATTAAATTAATAATAATAAACTGATGGTTATACTTTGTAAATTTTTATTTTTTATAATATTTCAAAAACTTATTAAATTGTGTAAATAATATAATATAGTATATTATTTACATATACATATATTTTGTGTAAATGACATATTAATATTTATATATATATTCTAAATAAAAATTATAAAAAACTATTTACAATAATTGAACATTATATAAATAAATCTTTTAGACCTTTTTACATTTCAAACGCCCATTATTATATTAATTTTCCATTAATATATATTTTATTATCATAATTACAATAAAAATCAAAACATTTTATTTCATTATCAGTTGAATAAGTCGGAATGATGTTGTTTGATGAAAAAGATAATATACCTATACTAATTTTTGTCTTTAATTTTTGAATATTATTTTTTTTTCTATACTCATTTAATCCTTTTATTAATATATATTTCACTTCATTATCTAACCCTTCGTGGTCATCTGAAATATAATCTAAACAATATTTACCATAATATGTTTTATAATTTTTTCCAACTTTATAAATAAAAGTAATAAATGGCATATACATTATTTATTTATATATATCTAAGTAATTTGGGCGTTTGAAATATAAAAAGGTGTAAATATAAAAAATTGATTTCAAAAATAAGTTATAAATGATGGTATTAAAAAAGAAATGTTTGCAGTAGTTGAATATAATAATTATCGTAAGGAACAAAATTTTAAAGTAATTACATTTACTGAAGATGTTGAGTATGCGAAAAAGATAGCATTTAATAATGCTAAAAAAGATATACCAAAAGATTCAGATTCCATTTATAAAATTACAAATGACATTGAAGAATGTCATTTATACCCAGTAAATAAAACAATTATTAATTATAGTATTATTTCAGTAGAAAAATATAAAAATGGATTTAAAATAAATTATTCTATTTCAAAAGTATACTCTGTTATTGAATTAGAACATTATATAAAAAAAGAAAGTATAGAAAAAGTAGATGATATTGATGAAAGTTTATTATGTAATAGTTATTATTCTTATTATATGTCTGAAGATGAAGAATGTGAAGAAGAAGAGGGTGATGATGATCAACCTCAAGAAATAAGCAGTGAATGTAATTAATAAAATTTAAAAAAATAAAAAATAAAAATATTTTTTATCCAGTAGGGAATGGTCTTTGTTTTTTTTCAACAACAAGAGGTTCAGGTATAAATACAGGCTCTTTTTCATAAATATTAAAAGAATCTATTTTGGAAAGTTCTGGAACAAAAGTAGGTGCGGGTTTTACTAGATTAGTAGAGTTAATACCAAATAAAAAAGACTCAATATCTGGTGCATTATAAGACATTTTATTTGCAGGTATTTGACCGGGATTTAATCCATTTCCTGCTAAATTAGTTTTATAAGCTTCACCGTATTGAGAATTTTTATAAGTAGTATAATTACTATAATGATTATATTGTTTTTGTTGTAAACAATAGTCACCAGGAGTATTTTTATTACGGGTTGATGCCATTCTATTATAGTTTTATAATATTTTAATTATATATTATTTTAATTATATAATATTTTTATCTTTTTATAATAAAATAGCATTTTTTAAAGCATTTATAGAGATTTCTGAAATTTCATTATTTTCTATTAATTCAGATAAACAAGGGTGAAGTAAAAATAAATAATCATAAGAAAACATAGTCATAAATCCTATGCTTAACTCGTTATTATTTAAATGTGTCATACATTTTTTTAACTCTTTATGTTGAATGCATATTTCATAAATTTCATATACACATTTATTAATGACTTCATTATCAAAGTCTTCAAGATCAAATATTTGTAAAAAATCATATTTGTATGCTAAATCGGAAATATCATACTCATTCATTTCAACGTCTTCTTCTATTTTTTCATTTTTTAAAATATGATAAGTACATTTATATTTTGCATTATACATAATATAAATTATAAAATACTTTTAATATTAAATACTTTTAAATAGATATAAATTATTTATATTTATACATATTGATTATTCTAGTTAAAATAATCACCATCTCTAGTCAATTCACGTGATGGAACTCCTCCTCTAATCCATCCTTCAGAAGCAACCCCTTCTACACAATATGCCGGATTAGTCATTTTATCTTTTACACTTGATAATAGAGGTGTGTGATGATATTTCATATAACTTTTTTCACTTAAATTATTAACAGTTCTTTTATTCACATTCGTTTCACCTTGTTGAATTTGCGATTCCATAACAGGATTAGTTGATCCTCTTCCTAAATAAGGAACCGTTGCAAACGGTCTTTGAAATAAATCAATACGACATTTAGGATGTGTTTGAATAGTTCCAATCAATAAATTGGAGTTTTGATCAATATTACATCCTCCAGCACCAACATTATGTCCACCATTATAAAAAATACCTGGTTGTGTAGTTGCCAAATCAATTGGTTTTTTCATAGAACAGTCTTTACTAAAATAATTTTCTAACATATAGTTGCAATAACCAATATTTTGAATAGTATTTTGATCTATAGCACAACTATCATTACCAATTCTTGCCATATTATCAAAAGTATAACTGGAAACATTTGCCATTTTATATATATTATACATTATTTTTTACTAAAATAATGTTAATAATCATATTAGATATTCAATACTTAGTTAAAATTTAATTAAAAATTAATATAAATTATATCTTGGATTGTCTTGAATCAATGCTTGAGCATTTCCATCTTTTGCAGATATCATTCCGCCATATAAGTATTGTGAAAATGCTCCTTGATCGTTGACAACACGAGTATTTGGCATAGAATAAAAAGCACGATTGGATTGATCTAAATCAAAATTATCTGCTAAATCACTAAACAATTGTTTATTAGAATTTTTTATTTCAGGATTCATATATTGAACTGATTTTTTTACATTTTTGCGAATATCTGCATCAACTTCAGGATTAAATGCTGGAGGTGCAGCATTTCTATCAGGATCATCTAATATTTCAGTCAATAATGGATTACTAAAAGGATTTTTTTTATTTCCTTCTTTAAATTGTGTTTTTAAAACAGTTTCTAATGTAACTGGATTAGTAATACTTTTATTATAATATTTTACTTGATTTATATAGTTTTCATCATTATTAAGACTGAACCCTTCTTTTAAATTATTATTAGTTATTTTTGATTTACGAAATTGAAATAATAAAAAAATCGCTAGAATAGTGAACATTCCTACCATTAGTATTCTAATAGAAAACGTTAATATATATCCTAAAATAGTGATTATTATAATCAATCTAGTAATTGCATTTAATTTTTGTTCATAATTCATACTAGGTGTAGGCCAAAGTTCAAATATATATTCTTTTTGAAATAAAATAGTTGGATCATTAGACCAAAAAGTATTGTTTGTCATATTATATATATAAGATGAATTAATTTTATTGAATTAAATATAATCAACTAGATTGTAAATATTTAATTTCTTTAAGTAAATATTTATATGTAAAAAATGAAAAATGAATAATGAATAAAGAAGATAATAAGTTAATATTTGTTATGTATACGTGATTTTCTTTTTATTATTCGTTTTCTTTTTACACTTTTATTTTTCTTTCTTTTCCCTCCAAGTGGAACAACAGTATTTTTTTTAGTTCCACTAAATAAATTAGTTATACCATTATATCTAGATTCTTGTAAAGGTTTATTTTTTATTGTTGGTTCATAATTTATATTTAATTCAGAATCCAAAATAGTGGGATTAGGTTGAATTTTATTAGTTTTAGGCGTATGATAACCACAAAATTCATTGTCTGTGACAGGTCTACCACATTGTTGTCCTTTTCTATTTCCTGATTTTAAAATAGTTCTACAAATACTAATAGATGTACATAAATTTAAATTTTCTGGTGAAATTTTATTTAAATAATTATTCATTGCTTGTTTTTGCACATCTGAAACTATTTTTTTTGCCATTTTTTTTACAACAGATTGTACCATTACTTTTTCTTCTTCAAAACCATCATTTGTATTTAAAGTAGAAAGACTAGTAATTAAATCACCTGTATATTCAATTTGTTTAACTTGTTGATTTGAATTTATAGGATTGACTAAACTACATATATCATAATTATTTGTAACATTTGCAACATTTGTATTAAAATCACTCATAGTTTTACAAATATCTATATTTAATGTTAGTTTTAAAAATACTCTTAATGTAACCGCGATATCTACTAAAGCATTATGTAACTTACCACCTACATCTTGATTGAATAATAATTGGTGAACCTCCATTAATTTTCGTTTTCTTATTCTATTTGTACCAATAATTTCAGCACAAATACTTTTAGATTCTTCCATAGTACAGTAAGCAGCATCAGGTAAATTGTTTCCAATCAATTGAAACTTATTTAAAAATTCTTTATATCTCTCTTCTTCTTCTGGATATGATTGAATTATTTTATTAATTTGTCCTATAATCATTTTTATATCAAAACTAACATTATGACCAACAAATTGATTTGCTTGATTGCAATAATAAATAAATTCGTCAATATGATCTTTAATAGGACGTTTGTTTAAAGTCATATCTTTGGTTATACCGTGGACATCCGTTGTTTGTTTTGGTATTTTACCATTAATATTAACAATATCATCTCCTGGTTTAGTTGCATAAAGTACACTCTGTGATTGAGTATCATATAAAATATAACTTAGTTGTACAATTTCATTTTTAGTTGGACTAAAACCAGTTGTTTCAGTATCAAACACAATTATTTTTTTATTTTCACTCATATAAATACTTGATAAAATATTTATTTCTTGGTTTTCTTTTTCTTTTTCTTATCTTTATTGTCTTTTTCTGGTTCATTAAACATAGAAATAAGTTGTTCATCTGTTAAACTTGGATGATTATTTACATTTGAATCTGATAAAACCGCATTATTTTCCTGTTCGTTTTTTTTATTTGCAGCTTTCTTTTTAATACGTTCTTTCATTTCTGCCAGTTTTGTATTCTTTTTTAATTGTGCTTCCATAGCATTCATATCTACTTTCATATTTTTACCAAGTCCTGGTATTCCCATTTTAGATAACATAGCTTCAATATTTTCCATTCCTGGCATATTTTTCATTTTACTCATCATTTCACTAGCTTCTGTCATAATTTCACTTTCTTTTATTTCACCTGATTTAATTTTGGATTCTAGTTTCTCTCCAACATTTTTTACTAATCCCATTAATTTTGTTGGATTTTTTAAAAGTTTATTAAAAACATCATTCATAGAACTTGCGTTGTCCATATCCATATTCATTTCTGATGCAGTCTCTTCCGCAATTTCTTTTGCCAATTTACCTAGTTTTCCATCTAACATACCTGTAATATGATCGTGTAATTTTTCAGCATCAGGTATATTTGGATCTAATCCAGAAGAAGATGTATTTTCACTATTTTCAAATAAATCTTTCATTTGTCCAAGTGTTTCTTCTAATTTTGTTTTAAAATCATCTTCGTTAATAGATTCAAATAATTTTGCAGTATCTCCAAAAGCTTCACGATTTTCTAAAGAACCTACTACTGAAAAAAGCATTAATTGTAAATATTTCCAAATAGTTTCACGCGTTTTATCGGATATGTCACATTGCCATAAGTTTTTGAAATGTAAAAAAGGAAGAAATTCTGTTTCTACTTCAGATTCTTCTTTAAACATATCTTCATTTTGATATAAAATGTCAAAAAATCTTGGAGGGAGTTTTTTTAAACAAAAGTTAAAAATAAATTTTACATTATTTTCTTCCGATTTGTTAAATGCATTTATTCTCTCTTCATCATTTATAATATGTACAAATTTTTCTGGTGAATTCCACCATTTATTTATTAAGGGTGTGTATTCTGGAAAGGTAACAGTTAAGTCTTCAATTAAATCTTTGAGAACTTTTTTAAACTCTTCTGGAATCGGATTCATTTATATGTTTGATATAAATATTTATTTTTAAATCAAACTTTTAATTAATATATTATTATTGATACATTTTGGATAATTTTGATAAATTTTGAATGTATTTCATTGTTTTGTCTTGATCTACTTTTTCCATATTTTTTATAGGCGTTCTTAATCTATTAATAGACTCCATTATTTTTCCAGAGTTTTCTGTTTTAGATAAATCATCAGAATAATCTTTATTTAAAAAAAAATCAATGTTCCCTGCTTCAATTTCGGTAATATATTTATCTACAATATAAACATTCCATATTTTTATTAATAATTTTGGATTTGTTTTTCTTACTAATGTAAAAGAATTTTTAGCAGTTAATATATCGTGATCTAATGGAAAAACGCTTTGAATGTCATTAATAAATTCCATAAAATGATCATTAAATGCAGACAAAATACCTTGATTAGACATATTACTATAATAAATATCTTATTTTTATATTCTATTTCTAATATTCTATTTTATATTCTTTTTTGTTGTAAACCTTGGTATTCTTGTTCTCTTTGTTGTTGTAATTGTTCTACTGTTAAATCTGCAGATAACTTATTAGAACCTTTATATTCTTGTTCATCTGCCGGTGTATTTATTTTATCTACATAATTTAAATCAACATAATTATGCATTTGTCGCATTCCTCCATTTCCTTTGGTAGAGAGAGAATCAGAATCCATATCTAAAAAACTATATTGATCTGATGAAATGCTAGATCCATTAAAGGAAAAAGCCATAGGTTCCATATGATTTTGTGTAGCTTGTTTTATCATTACTTCTTGTTTTGGTTTAAAATATTGCAATATAGATTCACCATACAAAACTTGATAATTATTATTTAATAATAACAAAGCAGGAACACGATTGACATTTTCAGGTAAAATTATTTCTTGACCACTTTCCAAAATAATAAATGTTTTATTATTATGAGTTCTTCTTTTATCAATACAAATAAAATGAACATCTTTTGCTAAATTGCTTTTAGAAAAGGTTTGTAATAAGTTTTTAGAATGATTACAAAAATTACTATAATATAATATGGAACTCATGATATACTATTGAAAGTTAATGGATTTTTAGTTTTAACTTATTTATTATTAAATATATTTTTAGTAAAAAAATTGAATTAAAATAATAGATATTAAACATAACATATTAACATAATTTATACAATGAACCCTCACGTTGAAGATACTTCTAAAAAAGATTTGTCCACATTTACTTTAAGTGGAGTAAATGTAAGTTTAGCAAATGCATTAAGAAGAACTATTATTTCTGATATACCAATTGTTGTTTTTAAAACCGCACCATATGAAGAAAATAAAGCTAATATTACTGTAAATACTTGTCGTTTAAACAATGAAATATTAAAACAACGATTAAGTTGTATTCCTATTCATATTAATGATTTAGAGATTCCTATAAAAAATTATCTAGTAGAAGTGAAAGTTGAAAATAATACAGATAGTATTATATATGTTACTACTGAACATTTTAAAATAAAAAATACACTTACTAATGAATATCTTTCAGAAAAAGATACAAAAAAAATATTTCCTCCAAACGACTATACTGGTTATTATATTGATTTTGTAAGACTAAGACCTAAAATTTCAGATGAAATTCCTGGAGAAAAATTTGAAATGACTTGTGAATTATCTATTTCTTCAGCAAAAGAAGATGGTATGTTTAATGTAGTTTCTACTTGTTCTTATGGTTGTACACCTGATGAAATTGAAATGGATTCTGTTTTAAAAAAAAAACTTCAACAATGGAAAGATGAAGGATTAAAAAAAGAAGATATAGATTTTGAAGCTACTAATTGGAAATTATTAGATGGATTAAGAATAATTAAAAAAGATAGTTTTGATTTTATTTTAGAATCTATTGGAATATATAGTAATTTTGAACTCATTGATAAAGCTTGTGATATTTTAATTGAAAAAATAAATAATATAGATAAATTGTCAGACACGGATGAATTAGAAATCAAAATATCAGACAATACAATGTCTAATTGTTTTGATATTATTCTTGAAAATGAAGACTATACTATTGGTAAAATAATAGAATATGCTTTTTATTGTCAATTCTTTGAAGGGATTAAAACACTTACATATTGTGGTTTCAAGAAACTACATCCTCACGATACTTATAGTACTGTTCGTGTTGCTTATAGAGATCCAATAGATAAATCTGGAGTAAAACAAAATATCAAAGTATGTGTCAATGAACTTGTAAAAGTATATCAAAAAATAAAAAAAGAAATAAATAAATATAAAAATTAATTAGAATTTAGTATAATAATATGATATAATAAAATTAAAATATTTTTAGCCATAATAATTATTAGTTTTTTTTATATCGTTAAGCATATGAGAAAAAGAAGATGCTGCGTGACCATAACATTCTTCTGAGTTTAATCCGAACATATAATCAATAAATGCTCTTTGTTCAAAATTTAAATCCATTAATACATCATCATTTTTATATATTAAATTTATATATTTAGAATCATTTAATTTTAATAAACTTTTAATGTTACTAGTTGCTATATATATTTTTAAGTTACTATTTTTAAATTTTATATTTTCTATTGTTTTGTCTAAAGTATCTACTTCAATTTTAAAATAATCTGTAAAATCTTTTTCATACCTATAATGGATATAATTGTATGGTTCATCTTTTATAATTGTATTTTTTATTTCAATATATTTTTCCATAATTTCTTTAGACGGTCGTATATGACATTTTATTGTATTATCTATAATTTGTTGAAAGTTATATAATGACCAAAATTGTTTTAATACTATATATTCTTTATTTAAATTTATTAACTGGTCTAATATATTATTATTATTAAACGTTACATATGCTAATAAATTATCATTAAGATTGAAACAATTGTCACAAGTTAATTTATCTTTGATATTGTAGTAATTAACATATAATTTACATTCATTTAAAAACATTAAATCAAATAATTTTTCAAACGGTTCTTCTTGCCAAGTAACTAAATCGTCACTTCTAAAAACACAATTTCTAAAGGTAAAAAATATATTATGTATTAAACAAAAATTTATTCCAGAAATTATATCATAAAATTGATTACATAATCCCATATTAGTGTCAAAAATTAAGAATACCATATAATATATAAATATATATATATTTAATTCAGTAATTTAATTACAATATTAAATGTTTTATTTAATAAATTTATAAAAAAAATCCGTTATAAAAAATTGAAATAAAAATATAATTTATATTTATTTCAACAAATATTATGATACATTTTGCATTCAGAAGATTTTATATGTTTTGCTTACTTATTTGTGCATTTGTATTTAATCCAAATCCAATACTATTAGAACGTTTACAAAAATTATTAGATGATTTTTATTTAGAATTTTACTTAGCAAAAGAAAAAGTAACAGAGACTACAAGTAAATATAAAAAAGAAATAAAAAATAAAATGCATCGTATTTTAACAGTGAATGGCTTTTTAAAACATATATATAGTGATATTAATTTAAATATTTTTAAAGAAAAAAACGATGATGAGCATAAACTAATTATAGTAGAAAATAACAATAAAAATATGGAAAAGGAAGTTTCTAATTCTAATTTTATTATTAATTAAAATATTAAATATATTCATATAAATAAATACACAAATATGAATAATCATAATCATACACAATTTAATGAAATTTTATTATATAATAAATATTGTAATAGAAGTTATCTTAATAATTCATATTACAATGAAAATAAAAATTTATGTGAATGGTTAAATACAAACTATACATTTTGTTCTGATAATTTTAAACCATTTAGTATTGATTCTTTTTTTAATACAGAAAAAAATTCTTCTTACTATAAAATATTGATTAAAAATCCAAATCCATCTATTAAAATGAAATATATTTCATTTTTTTCATTTCATCATTATAAAGGACCTAAATTTAGTATTCAATATCAAAATGATGATTTTTTAAATTATGAAAATATAATTAAATTATTGGAATTTTTTACAAATACAATTATATATCAAGGGATATTTGTTTTTGATAAAGTCAATTTTGATCAATTGATTGAGAAAGGATATTATTATTTTCTTGATAGTAGTTATCATATTGGAATTAGTCTTGAATTTCATATATTTGAATATAACATAAATAAAAATTATATTTCTGACATTCAATGGACAAGTGATAATAGAAAAGGTAATGTAACTAAAAATTTATCTGATAATCACAATGAATTGTCGTGTTATAATTAAAAATGTTTTTATAGGTGTTTTACACATTTTATCATTTAAAACGCCTATTTTTGCGACATTAAAATGTATATATTAAAACATATTAAATAATAAAATGTAAATAAATGCAATTAAAGCATGATTAATATTAATCGTCTAGAGATTATTATTGCAGAATTTGCTAAGAAATACAATTTCTTGCAATGGAAGGATATTGCTAACGTGGTTACGAAAAGTAAACCAATGTTTTCAAAAAAACAACTTCAAATGGATGGTAAATCGTTTGTGAAAATAACAGAATGCATCGAAAAGAATAGTAAAGATAAAAACTATGTATTGTTTATTGGCAAAATTTACTTCACAATAGACAGTTCATCACAAGATGAAGAAATCTACTCTGTAGATACAGATAATCATAGTTTTGCAATAAATTTATCTGATTTTTCAGACGAACAAACTTTGATAGAAACAATTATAGAGAAATGTAAAGAATATAATCATTTATAAAATAGATTTATATATTGGGCATTTGAAATGTAAAAAGGTGTAAACGTTGCAAAGACGTAAAAAAAGGTTCAAAGGCAACCTTATTATTTTAAATTTAATTAAATCTGTTACAAAATGGCTATTTTCTATACTATAATTATTGGTGTAAAATATTTGTTTGTTAATTCTTCAATATATTCGGTATTGGCAAAAGTGATAGTAGTAATGTCGGTACGACAAAGGGAACACTTAGGTTTTGGGAAATTAAAATTACATAGTTGGTGATTTAGATAACTGTCCATACAAGATTTACATACAACATGATTACAATTGGATACCGTTTTCTCTTTAGCTGGTTTGTAATCAACGCAAATTGGACATTCAAACTCAGATAAATCTGTTATTTGATCAAAAGTTTTAGCGACAATATTGAGTTTTTTTTGGGATCCTTGTTTATTTTTATAAGCAGTACTTGAGTACCAGTATAACAACTTTAGTACGTATATTCTATCGCGTTTATATCGCATTTTAGATTGTACTTCAGTAATACTTCCACTTGTTACTAATAAACGGACATAATCTTTTAATCCTCTAATACTATTCATCCATAGACATATCTCTTGATATGTAGTATATCTAAACAAACTAGACATTTTTTCATCTTCATTGTTACCGCTAACAACTATTTCATTAATTTGTTGTGTTAATAAAAGAATTTTATCATTCATGTGTTGGCAGTTATTTTGATTGTGACCTGTACCTTTACAGTATTTACAAACTCGTTGAGTTGCTCTAACAAATGGGATACTCATTATATTATATTTAAAAGATAGTTGTTCACTATATAGGGTTATATATTATTGTTGAAATTATTTAAAAAAAGTATTTCAATTTTATTATTTTAAGTTAAAAAATAAAATAATAAATTTAAGATAGGAACTTCAAGTTCAATAAAGGAACTTCAACATCAAGTTAAGAAGTTCAAATTCAATAAAGGAACTTCAACATCAAGTTCAAGTTAGGAACTTCAACCTCAAGTTAGGAACTTCAAGTAAACATTGCATAAATTTATACTTAAACAAACACGAAGTAATTTAATTTTTATTATTTAATAAAATGTATTTAAAATTTTACATTAAATATAATGATAAATAATATGTCTTATACCAAAGAAAAATTGCATAAATTATATCTTGAAGAAAAAGAAATACAAAGACAACAATTTATTCAAATGCAAGTGGAAAATATAACATTACAAGTGTTAAAATATAATTTATCAGGTAAAACTATATTTGAAACAAGTTTTGTAAATAATTTTCCAGGAAATACAGATACAATAAAAAAATTATTAGAAAATATTTTTATAGATTCTGAAATTGACGTTACGGAGTATTGTGATAATAATAAATTAAATAAAATAAACATTACCAATATTAAATTAAGTTGGACAACTGACAATTAATCAACAAATATAATATTTTATTATTTTCAAATATACGAATTATGATCAGAATATATAGTGTCTATATTTTTCTTTCTCATTTGATAATTTAATGAAAACATTAGTTGTTGTGGTTCTAGTTTATTAATATAATTTATTACAAATGTATTCGTTATAAATTGTTTCGTCTTTAAGTAATGTTTATGAATTTCGTACATATGATTTTTATATTCACAAGAATAGTCTGATAATTTTTTTTCTTTTTTTATAAAACATTCTTTATAATTTGCATAAAGAGTATTAGTAAATAAATGCACTGTGTCGCGAAAAAAAGAAAAATCTTTTTTATACTCAGGATAAAAATTTAAAAACTCAGAGACTTTACCTTGAGTTCTTAAAGATATATATTGAAATTGTATTTTTGGTTGGTTACCTCTTAATTGTTTTACTTGTTCATATACAGGATTTCTAATTTTACAACGTTCACCTGTTTCAGTATTATGTATAACTACTCCTACTATATAATAAGGAGTATTCATAGAAGCATATTCTTTTATTAAATCAGAATAGCTTGTAAACTCATATTTTGTTGGAAATTTAATAGTTGTGTTTAATAATCCATATTTTGCAACTTGTGAAATTTCTATTGGAAATATCTGAATTGACATTTTGTCATTATTTAATCTATCTATCCAATAAAATTTTCTGTAAATAGCTATTAAATATAATTGAGGTTTTAAAAATGGAACCACAATTCTATTAAAAGGATGTTGAAGAACAAAACTATAACTATAATTCTTATCTAATAAGTCTAATATTAAATTATTTTCTATTGCAGCTTCTAAAAACATTGTACGAAATGTTTTATTGTCTTTATAATTTTTAAAAAAACAAGTATTAGCACCAACTTCATTTTTTGTTGCCATTTCCCAACATCCATTAATTCCAACATCCGGATCCCAAAACACATTAATCATAGTACCTTCTATAAACTCTTCTGCAATTAATTTATTTACATTTGTAGTATCTAAATGATTTGTTTTAATAAATTCATCACTAGGTATTGATTTAGGTGGTGCAAAAGATAATATTCTATTTTTACTATTTACTACGATAGATCTACATACCCCGTATATTTTAATTAAATCATTAGATAATATTTCTTTATCATATTTTATTATGCAATAAGATTGATTTTTACACATTATTTTATTTAGTATTTTTGTATTTTTTTTTTCACCCTTATCCTTTTCAATTAAATTATTATTTAATAAATCAATAAATCCTGGTACATTTGATAAATGATAATAATAGTTGAAATACATATTGTATATTATATAGTAATTATCTTTATACCAATTATATATTATTTTTCTTCACTATTAATGATAAATTTAAAAAATATTATTTAAGTTTAAAAATTTCTATCTTAAATATAGAAACAATATAATGAGCGAAAATAATAAAGATATAATAGAATTAGAATTAGGTGATATAATAAAAATAATAAATAAAGAGGAGGCTGATGAAAACAATACATATATTATTGATTACATTGATAAAAGTAAAATGAAATTAATTAACACTGAAAATTTGAATAATTTAACTATTCGGATTAATGAAAATGGTACATTAGGAGATAAGAATGTATCAGAAATATATTTATTAAGTAGAAGCGATTTAAAAGGATATGCAAAACAGAATGGTCTTATTACAAATATTTGGATAAATCTTTACTTTGGAGGAGATGTGCCTACTATTATAACAGGTCAAATAACAAATTTAGAAGAGGATTTGATTGAAATAAAGGTTTATCCATCTAATGAAGTATTTTATATTAATTTTGAGTATAAAGGATTGCCTGAAGATTTACCTATTGAAAGCATTGAAATACGAAATAAACCTTTTATTGAAAAAAATAATGAACAAGAAAATGAAAATGAAATAATAAATCAAGATAAAGATGCAAATTCAGAGTATGAAATAAATGAAGAAATAATAAATCTAGAAAATGAACATGAAGAGAGAAATGAATATAAAAATACACAAGAAGAAGAAATAATTATTCCTTTAAAAACAGTAAAAGATCAAATAAGGGAATTTGTTTTAAAAGCAGATCAAATAAGTTTTGGAAATGAAGTGTATGGTCCCATTGTTCAATATGTAGAAGTAGATGCAGCAAAACAACGATATAGTATTGAAACACAAACTAATGATCTTTTAGATGAATTATTATCTACTATACCAAGTATTCAAAGAACAAATAAAGTACTTAATAGCATTCATATTATGATTGAAAGATTTAAACAACTACGTAGCATATTTTCTTCTTATGATGAAAATGGAAATATAAATAGTTTTATTGTACATGAAGCAGATTGGAAACCATTTAGTAAATATTTTTTAGAGTTTAAACAACTACTATACTGGGTTTTGCCTGTAGTGAAAAATAACATAAAGTTATATAATGTTAATGTAGATGAAAATGAATCTAATCATATTGAAAACATTGACTTAAACGATGATATGGAAAATATAAAAGTAGTTATACAAAAATATAATTCTAATGAAAGCAACATTGAACAAAATAAATATACGCAATTATTTAATGATTTAAATGGATATTTTACTCCTTTTAATAATACAGATCCTGAAAATACAAATGATATTATTATTGATAAAGAAGTAAATACTGATTTAGATGTTATTTTAGATAACTTAGATAATTTTTATTCTTCTGTTACTAGCAATTATGCTATAAAATCTAAAAGATTTGTTGTACAAAGATATAATATAGGTCTTGCAAAATTGCAAGCACAGAACTTATCTGGAAGTAAATTAATTGCACAAAGAATTCAATTAACATCACCAGATATAATGTCTATAAAATCTTTTTTAATGTTACCTGAACCTGTAATACGTTTTAGTCGTATTAATTTACCAGGTACTTCTATACTAGATCGTGCAAATTTAAATAATGTTTTTTTGAATTATTGGAAATTATTGAAAAAAAATACAAATATTAGTAATATTATTATTGATAATTTTCATAAAGAAGATCAAGAGTTTAAAGAAGAATCTAAAGAAGAAGAAAAAGATTTAACATTAAATGAATCTAAATTTATTACGAATGTCAAACATTATATATTGGACTTACCAGAAGAAGTTTCTAGACGTTATAGTAAAGTTGAATTATATAAAGAATTTATTAATACTATTATTCCAAAAACAAAAATGTTATTTAATTTAATAAAAAAACATATAGTTGGAAAACTGTCTATTACTGAAGTTCTTTCTTTTATGGAACCTTTTTTAATATATGGTAGTGATTTAACCTATACGCAATATAAACATATTACTTTTTATTTAGATAAGAAAATATCAGAATACAATAAAAAATATGTAGAAAATGGTAGAGTTTTTGCCAGTTTAAATAAAAATAAATCACTTTCTTTAAAAGAAAATTCTTTTATAAGTATTTTAAAAAATACCAAAGACATTTTAGAAAAATATGACATTCATAATATAGATAATAAATATTCATCTTCTGAATTGCTTAATAAATTAATTGATTTTGACTATGGAAATATTTATCATTATTCTTTTTCTGTTGAAAATATTTCATTTTTATTCCCTGATAATTTAATTCCTATATTAGAAAAGAATAAAAATATAAATTTAGGTGAAAATAATGAAGGATCGTGTAATAATTTTGTTATTGCAAAACAATATGAAACAATTCAAGATTTAGAATTAGATAATGAAAATGATACTATATATTTTGATAAAAAATTTGATGAAACACCTTATAACGTAATAGATAATTATCAAAAAGAAATCAATCAGATGACACCAGAAGATTTTTTATTATTTTTAATAGAAAAATTGAAAAAAACATTTAATTTAAAAAAAGAGGAAGATGCTGAATATTTGGCAGACACCTTGCTATCTGGTATTAAAAAAGTAATAGATGGTCAATATGCAATTGTTTACAATACTTCTAAAAATAAAATGAATTATTATGTAAGAAAACATAATAAATGGGAAACGGACGATTCTATTGATGATAATGTTATTGCAAATACTAATGAATTATTATGTAATATTCAAGAAAAATGTGTTAATATTAATACCAAATTATTTGATAAATGTGAAAGTATTTCTAATCTAAAACAAAATAATTTAAATGAACTATTAGTTGACTTTGATAATACTTATTTAAAAAATAAACAATTTTTTGAAGAAGAATTGAAAAAAAAATTAGAATATTATGATTCAATTGCTGATAAATTAAAAGAAATTTATTTTAATAATTTATTTAAATACAATAATCAACAATATTCTATCGGATCTAAAACAGAAACAGATAATATGAAAGAAATAATTACATCTCCTTATGAAAAAATAAGAGACTTAATATTAAGTGAAAGTGACTTTATTAAGAAACAACAAGACATAATTCGTTTTAAAATGGAGTTTACGAGAGATTTTATAAATGGAATAGGACCACTGGGTGAAGATGAATCTAAGTATTGGTTATATTGTAAAAAAACAAATATTAAACTCTTACCAACTTTTATTTATCAATTAGCATCTGCTTTTATTATGAATCCTTCTAGTTATAACGAAACTATAGATATTATTATTCAAGAAGTAGGAGCTATAAGTGACGACGGTAACGCTTGGGTAGATAAAAATAGTGGTTATAAAATTAAAAGCATAGATTTTAATACAGACGAAGGATATGATGATGGTTTTAAAGTTACTAGTAGAGAAATAATGGAACAAGATGCAGGAGATGCAATTATATCAGCTTCTACAGTAAATAATGAAAAAAATAGTAAAATAACTATAAAATATGATTCACCACAAGTACAAGTTATTTCTAATATAATTACAACTTTTTCTTCTTCTATGGGAATTCATTTAGAAGATCAAAGAGAATTTATAATTAATAATGTGATAAATATATTAAGAACTAGCATTCCAAGTGAAAAAGATTATACAAATACTGTGAAAGAAATGGCAAATAAAGGTAAAAATATTAGTTCTTATAAGGATTTTTATAATACCAGTTTGCTTTATTTTACGATGGGATTAATATTGATAGGTATTCAAACCAATATACCTTCTATAAAAACTAGAAAAACATTTCCTGGATGTGTAAGATCTTTTAATGGTTATCCATTTGAAGGAAATGGAGACTTATCTAGTGTAAATTATCTTTCTTGTGTTGCATACAAAATACGTAGTGTTACAGAACCATGGAATGTTTTATCAAGAACAAATGAAGCTACTATTGCTTTAAAAATGAAGGGTTATATTGATAAATTTTTGTATAATATTCCTGAGGTTAAAACAAAAATAGATAAAAAAATAGAATATTTATTAACAAATCCAGAAGAAGACATTCCTTTGGAACACGATCTTAAAGCGTGGTCGCATTTTTTACCTCCTTTATTTCCTTATAAAATAAAAAATTTAGTAAATATTTCTTCTGAATTTAAACACGCATTATTAAATGATGTTAAACACGGATATAAAAATCAGAGAGATAAAATATTAATAGTAGAGTCTAAAATTTTATTCTTTTCATTAGCCATTCAAGAAAAAATACAAAAAATTATTCATAATAAAAAATTAATATTAACAAATAGTGCTAATGAGCCATTTTTAGAAAATGCTTGTTGTGTAGAAAATAGTATTTATTCTGCAATTCAATATTTTATAAAAGAAGATAATGAAATTTCATCATTCAATACTATTGTTAAAGAACTAAATAATATTTTATTAGATATTAATAATATTACCAAAGCTTCTCTCTTTTCTAGTAAAATAAATACAAAAAATGTATATCCAATTATTTCTAATGAATTTTCTGAAGAAACTATTTACTTGGCTTTTATTTCATATTGTAAATTTAAAACACTTGTACCTATTAGTGAAGATTTGTTACCTTTATGTAGTAATAAACCCGAATATTTTTCTATGAAAAAATCTTTAATTGAAAATATAAGAGAATTGAAAAAAGATGGAAGAATTTATAATAATGAACAATTTTTACGCCTTTTACAAATTGTAAATAGACAAAATATTATGGATATTTCATATTATAATAATGAAGTAACTACTTTACAAAAACTAAGAGACATTTTAAATAGTGTAAATGTAAATATTCCAAATTCTAGTGACATTATTACACCAAAATTAAAATTATTAATGGAAAATGCATTAGATACATTTGATATTGCTGTAACCGGAGATGTAAAAGAAACAAGAGATTTAAATAATTACATTATTACAAAAAATAATACATTTAAAACTGAAATTATTGATTTTATTAAAAGAAATGCAATAAATACTAATAAAAGAATAATTAATAATATGGAAAGATTTATGAATTCTTTTAGTATATGGAAAGCAAGTAATACTGAAGAAAATGATAACATTAAACATGATAAAAAGGAAAAAAAGGAAAAAAAAGAGGATCCACATTCAATATCAAATGATTCTTTATATAATGAAATTAACTTTTACAAATCTTTTATTCATAATTTTTTATATATTTTTCCAAATATTATAAGTAACAATGTTGACTATCAAGATACTTTAATTCCAAATTATTGGGGTCTCTCACAAATTCACAAAACAGATATTAAAAAGGTTATTTCCAACTATTATGCAAAATTAAAACCGTTTTATCAAAATGTTTCTCTCTTTAATATATTTGTTAATATTCAAAATGATTGTAAAAATGTTTTACTATTGACAAAAGAAACGCCTTGTTTTAGTTCTATTCATTATAAAGATAAAGAAATTCAATCTGTTTTTAATGAAAGAACAAGTAGACTTTTATTTGAACATTATTTATTGTTTTCATTAGTAAAATACATCCAATTATCCAATGATGAAAATATGTTGAAGAGAGAAAGTAATAAAGTATATGAAAATGAAACAGAAGAAAACATTTCACAATTGTTTATTGGAGATAAAAAAGAATTAAAACAACACGTAGCTGCTTTATTACTTACTTTTATTCAAATTATGCAAAATGATAAAGAAAATATAGATACTTCTTATGAAGAAATAATGGATAGAGTTTTTAAATTAAAAGAATTAGAAAAAGATACCTTTACCGATCGTTTAAAAGAATTAACAGATGAACAAAGAGACGTAGATACTGTTCTTAAAATAAATAAATTAGGCGTTTGGAGCAAAGGACTTCAAAAAGGTTTAGTTTCTTATGATAAAGATAATTATGATGAAGAACGTGAAGTTATGGATAAAATTTTGGCTACAGAAAGAATAATAAGAAGAACAAATCAAGATGTTACTGATAATAATATAGATAATTATTTAGATGATTATTTGGAACAACAAGATAGAGATATGGAAATAGAGAGAGAAGAATATAATATAAGTGCATTTACAGAAGATTATATGGATGGTAATAATGACGGAGAAGAAGTAGATGATTATGAAGATTATAATTAATTTTATTGTGAAATTGAAAATAATTATTGTATTTTTAGAGAATGATTTATAAATATAAAAAAATTGTTTATATTTATATATGTATAAAAATTTTATTAGGCAAAATATAACATTAGTTGCCATTATTTTATTTGTATTTCTTTTTACAATGATTCAGTTATATAAACCAAGTTTTCTATATAATAGAGATGGTAGTATACGTCATTTTGGAATTGGATATAAAAATAAAACTATACTACCAATATGGTTATTATCTATTGTTTTAGGAATTATTTGTTATTTAATGGTATTATATTACTTAACTTATTCTAGAATACATATGTTTTAGGTTGTAATATTATACGTCGCAGATTGTGCATTTTGTTGAGATGCTTGATTTTTTGCTTCTTGATCTAAAAATGATTGATAATTTGCTTTCATTTGTCCAGGAGTAGCTGGACAATTAGTAGTAGCTATTTTATATTGTATAACAGATATTAAAAATATTCCGGTATAAATAAACCACATAGCTTCTCCTACATTATCTCTAGAAACAACCAAGTCAAGTAATTGTTGTTTTTTATCTTCATTGTTTGCATATTTTTCTTTCATTAATGGTTTTAATATTTCCCAATAGTGATTAAAATTAGAAGGTACTATTTGGTTAATTAATATAGACATATTTCCACAAATTTTAATAATTGCGTCTGCTGCATCTTGAAAAGCTTCTTTCTGTAAATCATCTCCAATAGTAGCTTTATCAATTGATTTACTTATATCAGAATCAATAAGTATTTCTGATAATAATTTATTTGCACTTTCTGAGACATAAAAATAACCAATTACATCTGCAAAAGCACCTTTAAATGCAGGATATGCTATTAAAATTCCAATCATTGCACCATAAATAAGAATCCAAGGTATAAATGTTACTAATGCAGATAACCCTAATATTTGAGTTACTGAAACACTACATCTATCTCTTAATGCATAAGTATTTAGTGCAAATTGTACCATTACAAGTCCTGCAAAATAAACACAAAGATTGCTATATGTTTTTCTTGTAAATTTTGCATATTCTATATTGTTATCCAGTATAAATAAAGTCAATGTAGGTTTTAAAATAAAATAATAAAATATAGTTATTACTAAGAATACAATTAAATTTACAAAAGAAGAAACCATTTATTACTTATTATATTTATTATGTATAATTTAATTTACTATAATAAAAGTAATAATTAATTATGAATTTAGAAAGTTTTACTAAACCCGTTTTAATTGAGCCTGGTGTAAAATATTTTTTAAATGAAACTTTGAAACAGTGTAGAGATTTCAAAAATAAATATAATAATTTATTAATTAATGTTTCATTATTTTTATTTTTTATCCTGATTTTAGGAGCTATTTTAATTTATAAATATAAAGGCAAATTAACTCCTCAAGAAAAAATAGAAAAAACAAAAGAAAAACAACAATATATATTATCTAAAATAAAAATGCTTCAAGAAGAAAAAAAACGAGCACATCAAGAAATAATTACTGGGTTACCTAATTTTTCAAATGATTACGAACCTTTACCTTTGAATTTTTAAATTTCAAATAGTTTCATAATAAAAATATATAAAGTATTATTATATTATGAATGAAGAATTATATGAGGCTATAAATAAATTTTATAAATTAAAAAATGAATATGAAAATTCTCTTTCAAAAGAGAAAAATAATTTAAAAAATAATGCAAATCTTAGTTTGAAAGAAAGAAGATCAGAGTTTCGTAAGTTAAAACGTAAATGTATAAGTTGTAATAGAGCAGTAGGAACTATTTTTGCATCAAAACACGATGCCGATGCAGATACTAGAAAATTAATAGCATTGTGTGGGGATAAAACAAGTCCTTGCAATTTAGATATAAATATTAATGTTGGTAATGTCTATTTAATTACTGATTTTTTAAAAATGGATGAAGAAGATATTAGAGATAATAAAAATAAAGTTATTCGTGAAAAGAATGATTTATTATTTGGATATTTAACTACAGAAGAAGCGTTAGCTAAATTTGAAAAAGTAAAAGAGCAAATTAATGAAATTAATTCTAGTTATGAAGTTACTATGTCATTATATAATGATATTGTTGATAATAATAAAAAACAAGAAAAAATAAAAACATTTCAAACAGAATGTTTTGTTATTATTGATAATATTAAAAAAACAATACAAGAATTTATTAAAACAAATAATACACAATACACTTTAGATGTAGTAGATATTTATAAAAATCAATTAATACCTAAGTTAGAAGAATTAAATAAATTAAAATATGCTATTCGTATGATAGATTATGATGAAGATAAAAATATTTATACTCTTCAACAAAAAGAATATTCCATACAAATGTTAGAAGGTGATTATGGTGTAGAGCCTCAAGGAATTGTTCGTTTTGTTGTTGGGCAAGGTAATGAAGTTAAAACAAAAAAACCAACGATTACAAAAAAATCTAAAAAATCAATAGTTGTTTTAGAGGAAAACAAAGAAGAAGTGAAAGAAGAAAATAAAATATATGAAAACGAAGAAGATATTTACATTAACTAAAACTAAAAACTATAATTATTTTAACTTATAACAAGTGTTAAATATATTTATAAATAATTATTTTTATGATGTATATATATTTTGTGAAACTATATATTATTTATATATAATAAATGATAACTGATAATATTTCATTACCAATATTTTTAATAAGTTTAGCAATTGGGTTATTTTTTGTATATATATTAGGTCCTGATTTAAAAACAGTTTATGTATATCCTAGTCCAGAAAATGTAGAGAAAATATTATTTAAAGATAATGCTAACAATTGTTTTAAATTTAGAGCAATAGAAACACAATGTCCAACAAATGAAAGTGAAATCAGTAAAATACCATTACAAATTTAGTAATAATAAGAAATATTATATTATATTAGATAATGATTAATCTTTCCAAGTTTATTCATACACGAAATGGAAAATATATTATGTCTGCATTATTAGGTTTAGGATTAGCGACTTTATTTAGAGCTGTTTGTAAAGGTCAAAACTGTATTATTTTTTCGGCACCGCCTTTGGAAGAAATTGAAGATAAAGTTTATAAATATGATAATAAATGTTACAAATATGAACAAGTATCTGCAAAGTGTGATACAAATAAAAAAATAGTTCAATACAATCAATAATTAGTTTTTAATTATGACTCGTTATTATTATAATCAATCAATCTTTATAATAATTATATGTCGTTAACAGATACTACTAGTATTTTAGAGCTACCAACAGATCCATCTGTTGGGGGAAATAATATATCATTAAAAGTAACAGAAAGTTATAATCATAATCCTGTAAATATTTCGCAACCTAATAATTCTTCTTCTTTAGATCAAACTACTATTCATCAAATAGTGAATGGTTTACAACAAGCTAGTAGTACTGGAGCTACACAATTACCATCTAGAGACATTCCCAGAAATACAGACAATTTAACACAAGATCCATATATTCAACCAAATTATATTGCTCCAGAAAAAAACAATGATTATATTCAACAAATGCAAGAAAATGAAGATATTGTTTATAAATATAATAAAAACAAAAAAAACTCAGATTCTTTAGATGATGTCTATAATGAAGTTCAAACACCTTTTTTACTAGCTGTATTGTATTTTATGTTTCAACTTCCTTTTTTTAGAAAGTTTTTATTTAATTATATTCCAATGCTTTTCTTAAAAGATGGTAATTTGAATTTAAATGGTTATATATTTACTAGTGGAATGTTTGGATTAGCATATTATATATTAAATAAAATAATGATTCAATTCAATGCTTTTTGATGTCTATTTTTATTGGTTATTTGATTAAAAAAAAAATAAATGATAGGTATAATGATAGAAAAATATGTAAATAAATTAGTTGATGATTTACCTTCTAATATTATTAACATAAATAATCCAATAGAATTGGATATTATTTTAGATGGAGGAGCATTTAATGGAAGTTATTTATGTGGTGCTCTTTATTTTTTAAAAGAAATGGAAAATAGAAAACTTATTAAAATAGATAGAATTTCTTCGTGTAGTGTAGGATCTATTGCAGCATTTTTATATTATATAGATGCATTAGATTATATTCAAGAGTTATATAATATTATTCTTTGTGAATTTAAACAAAAATATAATTTAAATATCATTAAAAAATTGAAAATTTTATTGAAAAATAAAATTCCTGAAAATATTTGTGAAAAAATTAATAAAAAAATATTTATTAGTTATAATAATTTAAAAACACAACAAAAAATTGTGAAAAGTAAATTTAAAAATATAGATGATATTTTTGATACTATCATTAAATCTTGTTTTTTACCTATTTTTATTGACGGAAATATACTTTATAAAAAAAAATATTTAGATGGATTTAATCCTTATATTTTTTCTTTTGATAAAAAAAAATGTAATAAACAAATATTATACTTAGATTTATATGGATATGATAAAATAAGTGATCTTTTTAGTATTAAAAATGAAAAGTCTAATTGTCATCGTATATTAACAGGAATGTTAGATATAAATTGTTTTTATACAAAACAAAGAGATACATCTATGTGTAGTTACGTAAATAAATGGAATATAATAAAAAAAACAAGAAATTTTATTAGAAAAATATTAGAAAAAATAATTTTATTTGTTTTATACTTGTTTGTATTATTTAATGAATATTTTCCTTTTATAAATAATAATAGTATATTTAATAAACTTTACAAAATGATAGGTGAAATAATTTATGAATTATATGTATTATTAATACAAGAATATTGTATATAATATATATTGAAAATACATAAATTTATAATATATTGTTTTATATTATAAATATGTGTGGTATATTTGGAATAATAAGTAATAAAAAAATTTCCATTTATAATAACATTATTAATGGACTTACACAATTGCAAAATAGAGGATATGATTCTTCTGGATTTTGTGTATTAAAAAATAAGTTATTAAAATTGCATAAATTTGCTTCAACGAAAGAAGAAACTTCTATTCAAAAATTAATTAATTTAAATTTACAAGATAAAGAAGATAAAGAATCTATTTTGGAAGAAGATATTATTTATCAAGGTATAGGACATAATAGATGGGCTACACACGGAGCAAAAAATGATATAAATGCACATCCACATATTTCTAATGATGGTACATTTTCTATTGTGCATAATGGTATTATTGAAAATTATTCTGAACTTAAATCATTTCTAATAAATAAAGGGTATACTTTTTATTCTCAAACAGATACTGAAGTTATTGTAAACTTAATTTCTTATTATTATAACGAGTTATCTGATATATTTAAATCTATAGAAAATGTTATAGAAAAACTTCAAGGTACATATGGAATAATTATTATACATACGAATAGTCCTAATACTTTATATTGTGTACGAAACGGATCACCTTTATTAGTAGGAGAAAATGAAGACTGTGTAATTATCACTTCCGAACAAAGTGGATTTTGTAACAATGTAAATAATTATATTACGCTTAATAATGATGATATTTGTGTTATAGACAAAAATTCTTTTAATAAAATAAATATAAAAACAACGCATGTTTATTGTAAAAATAAAGTAAATGTAACTAATGAAGACATTACTCCATATCCATATAATCATTGGACGATAAAAGAAATTTATGAACAACCAAATGTTATATTAAACGCAATTAATAGAGGCGGACGTATTCAAAGTAACGCTAATGTAAAATTGGGTGGTTTAGAAGAACATATGGATGTACTAAAAAAAATAGATAATATTATTATTTTAGGTTGTGGAACTTCTTATTATGCAGGTCTATATGGTATGTATTACTTTAAAAATATTGGAAATTTTAATACTGTTCAAGTATTTGATGGTGCAGAATTTAATATTTATGATATTCCAAAACTTGGTAATACGGCTGTTTTGTTTATTTCACAATCAGGAGAAACCAAAGATTTACATCGCTGTATAGAAATTGTAAAATCTAATAATTTATTCACAATAGGAATTATTAATGTAGTTGATTCATTAATCGCGAGAGAAGTAGATTGTGGTATTTATTGTAATGCTGGCAGAGAAGTAGGAGTTGCGTCTACTAAAGCATTTACAAGTCAAGTAGTATGTCTTTCTTTATTAGCTATATGGTTTGCACAAATTAAAAATATTAATGAACTAAAAAGAAAAAATATGATATTAGATTTACATAACCTATCTAATGATTTTAAAAATAATATAGAAAAATTAGATGCTGTAATGAAAGAAATATCATTACAATTCAAAAATTGTAAAAATATGTTTTTATTAGGAAAAGGTAGCGATGAATACATTGCTAAAGAAGGATCCTTAAAAATTAAAGAATTGTCTTATATTCATTCTGAAGGTTATTCAGCAAGTTCTTTAAAACACGGACCTTTTGCACTATTAGATGAAGATTTCCCTGTTATTATTTTTAATCTTGATGACATTCATACAAATAAAATAATAAATTGTATTGAAGAAGTTTATTCCAGAAAATCACCTATTTTATTGATAACTAGTGAACTAAAAGATAATGTAAATATTAAAAATAAATGTAGCATTGTAAATATATTAAAAAATAAAACGTATTCTTCATTAATGGGAATTGCTGCAATACAATTGCTTGCTTACTATTTATCTGTTAATCAAAATATTAATCCTGATATTCCAAAAAATTTGGCAAAAGTAGTTAGTGTAGAATAATAATAATGATTATATTTACATTTTTATAAATATAGTTTATAAATATTTGATAATAGATAACTTGATTTTTTGAATATTTTTGAATAAATATTCCCAAGCATTTTTGTGAATACTTTATCATTATTAAATAATAATAAAGCAGAATTACTATTTCCTCTTATAAAACCTAATGTATCTGCTAATCCTGCTAATATAATATTAATATTTTTCATTTTTAACCCATCACTAATTAATTTAATTGCTTGATAATTAGATTTTAAATCAATATTTTGATTTATTAGTTTACTAGGCATTACAATAATATTTTTTTGTCTTTCTAACTTTATTATAATAACAAGATATTTATACACATAACTAAATATACAATCAAAGTCGTTATTTAAACTACATTTTCCAATGTGTTTTAACAAAGAAGTTATAATGATTAATAAATTGATAAAATATTTTGCCAATACTTTATTAATGTATAGTTGTTGAATAATTAAATTTTTATAAAGTTTTAAATTTGAATCAATATTAGAGTTATTCATATATTATTAATTATTATTTTAAAAAGTAAAAAAATAAAAAATAAAATAATTTAAATTAAAAATTCATTTAATAAATATAAATTATAACATATAATATTTTTTCTTAATTGTTTTATTTTTAGAATACTTTTTTGATGAATTTGATTGTGAATTATGTTTTGTTATATTTTTTTTTGTTTTATTAAAGTGAGTATTATTTATAGTTGATTGAGTAAAAGGTTTATAATTTAAAAACCATTCTTCATATTCTTTTGTGCCTTGTTTACCCTTCAATTCTTTGAATCTTTTCGCCTTTTCTGCTCTTATTTCTTCTACTGAATCTTGATGACCGTAACAAATTATACTAAATCTTTTTAATAAACCTTTTTGTTTTAATCTATTTTTTTGCTGAACGTCAAATAAAAATTTAGACATACATAAAATGCGACTTGTATCATAATAAGGACGATCTGAATATAAAAATGCTAGATAAAAACTTAACATAGTATCTATAGATGCAATCTTAATTTTTTTATTTTTATGAAATATTACATTATAACTGTGACAAGCTACTGGCTTATAAATAAACGCAATAGTATCTTTCCCAACTTTTATTTCATAATGAATTGGAATAACATCACCTATTGGATCTCTTTTTAATATATTTACATGAATAATGCCTATATCTTTTAATCTTTCTTTCACAATTTCTGCAGTAGTTTTCGGATCTCTGGACAATACATCAAAATCTGCATATTTTTCTATTTTTTTACGCAATTTTTCAGGCATATATTGACTATATTCACTTAATGCATAACCACCAAAAAAAACAACTCCTTGATTAATAAAAGTATTTTTTACATTATCAAAAATAATGTCTGACTTATCTTCATTTTCTATCATTTTTCTTTGAAAATCAATATCATCGCATTTATCTGTTTCTAAAGGATAATATTTATTTAATAAAGTAAGCCTTTTCAATACTTTTTCCCATCTAGTAGTATCTCCACTTGGACGACTTAATTCTAAGTACATAGACATTTTTAAAAAATTAGGATCTGTATACAAAATACCATTTATACGAACCGCGTTTTTTTTTATAACATTAAAAAGTTCATTTGGAATATATGTAATATCTGCTACACCTATAAAATTTACAAATACTTTATATGTTCCTTTATGTTGTCCACTTCTCGCTTCTACTTCTGAACTACCATTTTTAGCATAAATGTTTGCTAATTCTTTTGCATCTTCAATTGCGTTTGGAGAAAAAAAATCATAATCAGGCAAATCTATATCTTGGTTGTATATTTTATCTTCACTAGGTAAAAAAGCATTAATACTAATTCCACCATAACATATTAAATTTTTTTTTTTAATAAAATTTTCTACTATTTCAAACATTTCTTTGATTTCTGGTGTATTTACAATTCTGCGTGATATTTTATCTTTTGCTTTATCTACTTGCATTCTTAATATAGTTAATTCACAATCACTAAAACTCATATTTTTACCACATATATTTTTATTTTTCATCTATTATAATATGCAAATAAAAATATATTATTTTCTTTTTATAGAAAAATAAATTCCAATTGCCAATAAAAAATAAACCATTTTATTAGATCTTGGGTTTTGATTACCATTAGAATTACCAGTATTTCCATATGTTTCTATATTATAGTTTAATGGATAATGTATATTTTTATAGTTATTTATAAATGATTTTTGTAAACTATAATAAACATTCATTTACTGTTAATAATATATTTTTAACTTTTTATTTTTATATCTTTGTTTTACATATTAAATTAAATATTGAAATTGTAATAGTCTGTACCAACATTTCTAGTAGCATAGTTTAAGGATGGATCTTGTGGAGGTGGATCTTTTACTACTACTGGTATATATCTTAAATTATCTGGTTTTAAAACAAATGCGTATCCAGATTCATCAAAAAATGCAGTGTTATCTTCTAAAAAACTATCTATATATTGATAACGCATAGCAATAAATTGACATCCAGCATCTCTTACTACAGTAGTATTTACATTTTGCGGGTTTGATTCAATATTTGGCATTGCAATAGTCATTGATGTTTTATTATATTCTTGAAGTTCTGTAATGTCTGGAGAATTTTGAATATCATAATAAGACATTGCACGCATAAAAATAGAGTTACTAGTTAAATTAATAAATTCTAAAAACTTTTCATTTTCTAAAAAAGAGGTATTAATGCGATCAACTATAATAATAATTTTACCCATTAACTGCATTAATGGAATCTTTCCTAAATTATGACCATAAGATTCATAACTATAATCTTTACCAAGTAAATATTGACTATATGATTCAAGTAAAGTTGCGAAATTAGTATACATTTCTTGGTTATAACTTTTTATTCTTAAATGAATAATAATTGGATCACTTGGGTTTGGCGCAGTACTATTTGAAAATGCATAATTTACAATAGTATACATTACATCTGAAAATTTAACAGAATTGTAAGTTTCTTTTACATAATAATTGTCTACTGTGGATGTTGCAACAACTGGATTATTATCTATAGAATATATTTCAAAATCTAAAGCTCTTACTCCTTGCTTTAATATATTTTTTAAAATACAAACAGATACAAAATCATTTGTATAACTTCCACCACTACAACAGTTATAAGCGGTTTTTATATAATAGTCAAATAAATTATATTGATTATTAGAATCATTTGGATTTAAAGAATGTAAGTATCCATCTAATGTTCCATATAATGCAGTTAACGATGTACATTCACTATTTTCTAAGTTTCTAACATAATAATAGTATATTAAAGAAATAACAATAATTACTGCAGTTAACACTAATATTATATAAGAGACAAAATTTTCCTTAACATTAGATACAACTAAATTAGATATTTTTGTTTCCATATTATTAGTTATTATAATAATATATTATTTTTATTGTTTTTAGTATTCAAAATAAAATGATTTTATAATCTAATCTTTTGTAAATCAATTAAATATTATTTATATATTATATTAGAAAACTATGCCAGGTGGATTAATGAATTTAGTTTCAGAAGGACAACAAAATGTTATATTAAATGGTAATCCCTCCAAAACTTTTTTTAAATCAGTATATGCAAAATATACAAATTTTGGACTACAAAAATTTCGTGTAGACTTTGAAGGAGCAAAAACATTAAGATTAACAGAAGAATCAAATTTTGTTTTTAAAATACCAAGATATGCAGATCTTTTAATGGATTGCTATTTATCAGTAGAATTACCTAATATTTGGAGCCCTATATTTCCTCCTGCTGAGGAAGAATCTAATTTTTCTGGAAATTGGATTCCTTATGAATTTAAATGGATTGAAAATATTGGTGCACAAATGATAAAAAAAATTACTATTACTTGCGGCAATCAAACATTACAAGAATATTCTGGTGCTTATTTATTAGCTTGTGTGCAACGTGACTTTAATAAAGATAAAAAAGATCTTTTTGATAAAATGATTGGAAATACTCGTGAATTGACAGATCCTGGTAATTCAGGAACACGTGTAAATGCTTATCCAAATGCATACTATACAGATAGTTTTGCAGGAGCAGAACCTTCTATTAGAGGAAGAATATTATATATTCCTTTAAATTCATGGTTTTCATTAAAAAGTCAAATGGCTTTTCCTTTAGTAGCTCTTCAGTATAATGAATTACATATAAATGTTACATTTCGCGGCATTAATGAATTATTTCAAATTCGTGATGTGCAAGATGTAGCAAATAACTATCCATATGTATCGCCTAATTTTAATTTATATTATATGCAATTTTATCGTTTTTTACAAACACCGCCTGACATTGAATTAGGAATAGATTCATATATAGATACTAGAACTTTATGGAATGCAGATATACATTTAAATTGTACTTATTGTTTTCTATCTAATGATGAATCTAGATTATTTGCTTTAAATGAACAAAAATATTTAATAAAACAAGTGAATGAAAGAAAATACTATAATATTACAGGATCTAATAAAATAGAGTTAGAATCTATTGGTATGATTTCTAATTATATGTTTTTTTTTCAAAGAAGTGATGTAAATTTAAGAAATGAATGGTCTAACTACACAAATTGGCCATATAATTATATACCTAATGATTTAACTCCAGCATTAAGTGAAGGTGCTTATTTAGTTAAACGCATGAACCCAGATGAAACTTGTACCGAGATTACAATTGGACCAGGTGTTAATGTAAATGGGTTATTAACAGGTTGGATGATTACAGGAGATTATAACATTCAAAATGAAAAAGATATATTAGTATCTCTTGGAATACTTTTAGATGGTCAGTATAGAGAAAACTTGCAACCAGTAGGTATTTTTAATTATTTGGAGAAATATACACGTACTTCTGGAAATGCCCCTGATGGTTTATATTGTTATAATTTTTGTATGAATACATCACCATATGATTTACAACCTTCAGGTGCAATTAATATGAGTCGTTTTCATGCAATTGAGTTTGAATTTACTACAATTATTCCTACTACTGATCCCTTGGCACAATCTTTAACGGTTTGTGATCCAACTTCTGGTAATATTATAGGAATCAATAAACCAACATGGCGAATATTTGAATATAATTTTGATATGGTATTATTTGAAGAAAGAGTTAATATAGTTACTTTTGTTGGAGGTAATGCTGCTTTGATGTATGCTACATAATATAAAATATTAACTTACACATTTTTATTTTTTGTAAATTAATTCTTTTACTTGTTCCCTATTACCATATAATACCCGTGATAACCAATTGCTGCAAACCCTAACATTAATAATAATTCATAATAAAATCTTGAAGTAGTTTTATTATTATAACCTATATAAATTAACAAGGGTCCAACTAATAAAATATGTATGTAATTTACCCATGGATTTTTACCTGATTTTATTTTTTGAAATACTTTATAAATATGATAAATAATAATGATGATTCCTAAACCTAATAAGAATGGGTATAAAAAAGATGGCATTTTTGTTTGACGAATGCCTACATATAAAAAAAGGGATCCAACAATAATAATGTGAAATAAATGAACAATTCCGTCGTGACTAATCATATATAATATATACCTTTTTTAGTTAGTTAATAAAATATTTACTTAAATATATTTTAACTAATAAATAAATAATGTGTATATCTCATAACTTTAAACAATTATATTTTGGATTATTGCCTACTATTTTTATTCCGAGTACTATGTTAGGATGCGTTGTAGGAATTAATTCTAATATTTCATTAGACAGTGATAGTAATAGTAAACCAATTCATTATTTTACCAATGTTATTGGATTTTCAGGATTAGGAATGATTACTGGAATTACATATCCTATTAGCATTCCATTAATATCTGGATATGTCTTGTATAAAAATATCAACTAAATAGACAAATAATATTAATATATCATATCAATGAAATGATAAATGATTATTTTAACTTAAATAACTATTAGATGCAAGTGGGCCATTATCTATAAATTCTCCTGATAAAGAATAACGTTTTGGATAATTTGGTGCATCTGGATAATAACCTATATATTTTTCATGATAATATTGTGTGTCTACATTAAAACGACTTCTCCATGTATTTACACCATTTGAATAAGATAATGGTTTAGAATATTTATTTTTAACATATAATTGTGTTTTTGTACCAATGTCACTTGTTAATGAAGAATAATCAAGATTATTTTGATATCCAAAATTAGTATTTGGAATAATTGGAATTTCTTGATTTTTATAATTACATCCGACACAATCTTTGTCAGTAGAACACTGATCTCCAGATATAGAACAACGATTATTTGGTCCACATATATTTGCACAACTATAAGTTGTATTTAACGGAATATCTACATTAAAAGAATTCTTTGAATTAGAATTAGAATTAGAAAAATTTTCACTAATAATGTAATTATTTTTTACTAAGTAATTTATCCATTGAAAAACAATAAATAGTAAAAATATACTAATTAAGGCTAGTAAAATAATATAAGTTGAATTTTTTAACATATATTATATCAAAATATAAAATTTATATTATTCCATTATAATAATATGTCGGATACAGATTATATTAATAATAAAAAATCAAGCGAAAATAATGCGGGATCTGATATAAAATCATTTATTTCTTCTTTATTACAATCTACTGTTTTATTAATTATCGTACTATTTTTTGGTACAAGTGTTCTTTATTCTTGTAAAGTAGCACAATCCAATATTTTACCGAATGATTATAATTGTGCACCATATAGTGAATCTAAACCTAATATTGATGCAATTAATATTAATGTAAATGTTATAAAATATGAAGGAAAAATAGAATCGCAAAAAATACATTTTCCTTATGACAACTATAATAGTAAAAATTTCATTATTGATAATTTAGTAAAAATACAAAATAAATCTAATATGATTTCTTTTTTTAACTATTTTCTTACCATTGTTATAAAGTTAATAAATACAGATTTTTATTTCTTAAATTTTATTTTAAACACTATTCATGAAACTTTTTCTGAATCTTTTATTTTAGTTTTAGGACCTACTATGTTTATATTTATTATTCCTTTTTTATTAATATTAAATCATTTGTATTTTATATTTTTATGGTTTAGTGAATTGAAATTGTTATTTAAAAAAAATAATAATGATACAGGAAGAGGTAAACCAGATTGGGAAGATGTTACTCTATTTGACATTGTGTATTATTGCATTTCTTGTATACTTGTTATTTTAATTATTTGTCTGTTTTTTGTTGCTTATCTTACAGTAGCACCTATTATTAGTTTTGTAAGTTTAATATTTTGTATGATTGTGCCTCTTACATTGAAAGCAGTATCTGATAATAAAAAAGAATACACTTTTTCAAAATTACTTTTAGATGTAGCAAACTATAAAATGTCTTTTATCATGTATATTATTTCCTTTTTTATTATACAAAATGCTATACAATACTTAGATTTTCCAGGAACAGCTATGGCAATACTGGCAATGTTATTAATTTATTTTGATATTATATCTATACCATTATATAAACAAGTTATTCCAACAAATACATCCGACTTATGTTCATATATCGTAGCAAAAAAGATATGTCCAGAAATTGTTAAAGAAAAACATAGAACTTGGATTCAATGGATTTGGGAAAAAATATTCACAAAAAAACAATACAATGGTGGGGGCTTGGTAAAATTAAAAAAATACAATAAATAATTAAATATATAATTATAGATAGTATAATAAAAGATTATAATATAATTAAGGATTATAATATAAATAATTATATTTTATAAATTTATATGGGTAAAAATAATGCAGCTAGAAATAAGAAATATCCATTCGTAAGTATTTGCACTCCTACTTTTAATAGAAGACCATTTTATAAACATATTATAAAATGTATTGAAAATCAAACATACCCAAAGGATAGAATAGAATGGATTATTATTGATGATGGTACAGATAAAATAGAAGATTTAGTAACTCAGTTGATGTATGTTAGATATTTTAAATATGACTACAAAATGTCATTAGGACAAAAAAGAAATATTGCTCACGAAAAATCATTAGGAAAAATTATTGTTTATATGGATGATGATGATTATTATCCTCCAGAAAGAATATCTCATGCAGTAGAGACACTTAAAAATAATCCTCAAGCATTATGTGCTGGATCTAGTGAAATGTATATATTTTTCAAACATATTCAACAAATGTATCAATTTGGACCTTATGGACCAAATCACGCAACTGCTGCTACGTTTGCTTTTAAAAGAGAATTGTTAACACAAACCTCTTATAAGAATGATGCAGCAGTCGCAGAAGAACGTCATTTTTTAAAAGAATATACTATACCATTTGTTCAATTAGATCCGTTAAAAACAATTTTGGTTTTCTCTCACATTCATAATTCTTTTGATAAAAAAACACTTTTAGATAATCCAAACAAGTTTATGAAAGTATCAGATAAAACAATTGATGACTTTATGAAAGATCCCGAAATGAAGAAATTCTATGCTCAAGATATTGATAATTTATTAGAAAAATATAATCCAGGAAAGGTAGAAAACAAACCAGACGTTGTTAAACAATTGGCAGAAATAAAAAAAGATATGGAAGAAAAACAAAAACAACATCAATTACAAATGCAACAAATGTATCAAATGCAGCAAATGCAACAAATATTACAATCAAATCAATCAAATGCAGTAGTTCATGAACAAAAAATTAATGAACAAAATATTATTATTCAACAATTAACTATGGAAAATGCAAACTTAAAAAGCAAAATGCTTTATCTTGAAACAAAAATAAAAGAACTCATTCAACAAAAAATAGAAGAGAAAAGAAATGAATCAAAATAGAATAGTATAATGAAAATGTAATATTATGTTATGAATATATTATATATAGTATATATAATATATTACTATGAGAGGAGGTATTGGTATAATAAAGGATTTTAATAAAGATACTGCATTAAATTATTTTATTACGAATTCAACATTTTCAATATTAACTTATCACAGCATTTCTTGTATAACTTTAATAGCAACATTAGATAAAGATCCTGATATTGAAAGCCCGTATTATACTATTCGTTCAGGAGAATTTAATAAATCAGTTGAAAGAATTTTGATTAAAATCTTTGTATCTGGAGAGAAAGATGGAGGAATTACTGATCCAAAAATACGTGGAATAGATATATATAATGGATATATAGAAATTACTTCTTCAAATAAGATTCAAATGGAAGTAGATACACAATATAATATATTTATCAATTCTTTACAAAATAAAGATTCTTTTTTGGAACCTATATGTCCTGCAATCATATATTCTGCTCCAAATGCGATGGATGTATCTACTAAAGAGTTTTTTAGAGATTATATATTAGATAATTTTGATTCACAATCTACAAATAAATGTTTTAAAAAAAATATTATTCAACACATTTTTAATTACGACATTGCAATGATAGCAATGGAATTTATGGAAGGTTATGATACAATTTCAAATGTTTTTAAAAATCAAAATGTTTCTGAAGAGAGAAAGTATATTATTCGTAATATGGTTTTATTTGAATTGTCTAGATTAAATGAAATTGGTTATTTACACAGAGATTTTCATCTAGGAAATGTTATGGTAAATTTAGATTATATTTATTTTATGGATACAAGTGTATTTAATTTTAATGATTTAAATAATAATAGAGGTAGAGTATTAATTATTGATTTTGGAAGAACTGTAAAAATTGATTCAAAAATACAAATATGTAAATCATTAAATGAAGATAATATTTCTTATTTTTTGAAAAGAATTCAGTTTATTTTAAATTATGAATGTAATAATAACGATCCTACAAAATGTATTATTATTAATCATATAATAAAAAATCAAAATATAAATATTGATTTATTAAATACATTTGCTATAAAAATGGATGAATTATATAATAAAATGATTCAAATGAACAAATATAAAATAAATCTTATTTTAAATAATTTTAATATTGAAAATCTAAATGTATTATTTAATATGATAACATTGTCTTATCCTATGAATGGAGGAAAAGTATTATTAAATACAAGTACCATTAATAATGTTAATGTTTTAAATAAAAGAAAAGGGATAACTAATATTAATGATAAAAGTAAAATTATAATAACAAAAACAAATACAAATAATAATGATTATTTATCTTTATTTAAAAATATTAACAAAAATAAATTTAAAGAATTAATTCAAAACGGGATTTCTAAACCAGATAATAGTATATTTAAATTTAAATATAATAAAGTTGGAGGTCAAAAAAAATACAAAAAAAAGAAAACTTATAAAAAGAAAAGAAAAATGTATCGTAAAACTTATAAGTCCAAAGTCTATTAAATAATATAATAAATGTATTTAAAGAATTATACTAATATATAGTATAATAGTTACTTTATTTTAGATGTCTTACTACGATAAATATGAATCAATGGAAGAGTTTGATTGTGATAATCTACCACTATCAAAAAATAATATTCAATTAGATGAAATGAAACAAATGGATAGAGGATATAATAAAATATACAAGTCATATATCAATGAAAATGGAATTAAAAAGAAACTTAAAATTGAATATTATTCAAGTGGAGATATTGGATCTCCTATTAGAGATGCTGTAACAGGAGAAAGATACCAATCTATTGTAGGATCATTAGATGAAGATGAATTTTTTACAATAAGAAATCCAGATGGAAAATCAAGGACTAAATTATTTTATATTAGTCCAGATGAATTTGAAAAACATCAAAAAATAAATTTAAATTCTTCTATTAGAAGTAAATGGGAGGAAAAACAATTAAAGCGTCGTATTTCTTTAATTAGACAAAACGAGTAAATTAAAAATTTATTTTATTTATAGAAAATATATTATAAAAAATATGGCTGTAGTAATAATAAAACTAAATTATATATGTATGTTTTAGTTTTATTAAATATGATTCATTTATTTAGATCTTTTCAATTTGTTTTTATTAAAAAATCAAATGCTTTTAAGGTATCACAGTTTAAACCTATTATGGATGTAGAACTATGGGAAAAGAATAATAAAGTAAATGCGTCTAATTATTTATTCAATGAATCAGAATCACTAGATACACAAATGTTATATAAAATTCAACAAAATTTTCATAAAAAAAGTATTTTAAAGTATTTACAAAATGAAAATATATCTATTCATTCTAAAATAGATATGATAAAAAATAATAATATTTTTAGTAACTCGTCAATATATACATACAACATTACAGCAGGAGGATTATATAAAGATTGGTAACTATAGATACTAGATACTTAAGAATCATCTAAACTATTTGTTTCTGATTCATTTTCCAAAACATCATTTGTATTTTCTTTTGTATATTTTTCCAAATACCTATATATTCTATTAATGTCTAATTTAGATATTTCATAATTTTCAATAAATTCCATTAATTCAGATTCAGAATACTTATTTTTTAAGTCAATAAAAAAACTGAATATGTCTTTTTTATCCATAGCCAATTGTTGACATAAATCTTGAATAAACAAAGAATTATTATATTCTGTAGAATATTTAGTTAATACTTTTGTAAATCTTACTTCAGATGGATTAAATTTATTTTTTTTTTTGAATTGATCGTGATAAATTTTATTATTTCTAAATGTTTTAATGAGAGAACTCATTTCATTAAACTGCCAGATTTGTTTTTGAAAAGTAATGCGATCTACATAATCAGCAAAACACATATTTTCTAATTGATTCATATAATGAGGAATAGCTACTTCCATTTTCATTTTATTTAAAACATCAATAATATTTTCGTGCCATAAAAGACCTACAATCGTTCTATCTGTTTCATTCATAATTGTTAAATGATCATTCAAAGTAAAAGGATTATTAATTAATTTTTGAGTTATCTTTTTAGTATCGTCATTATAACATTTAGGTTGAAATATGTTTTCAATTAATTCTATATTAATTATATTTTTATTATTATTATAAATAGAATAAATGCAATTTAATTTTCGTAAGTCTCCTTGAATAAATTGTATCATATTTGTTTCTAATTTTGTTTCTATGTTAGGCATCAAAGATTTTAACATAAAAGATACTTGAGGAACAGTTGGTGATTTTAATTCTATAGTTACACATACCTTCATCAATTCTTTGATTTTTTTATCAATATGGTAATTGCCAATACAAATAATAGGATTCATAGAAACTTCTTCTAATTTTTGCTTCTTTGTTTTTTTAGGCCTAATTAATTTAATCAATGTATTAATTCCTCCTTTATCCCCATTATTCATACCATCTATTTCATCCATAATTATAGCAATTTTTTGAATTTTCTTATTAAATAAACTCATAATATTTTTATCTGACATATTATGTTTTGTAATTGTATCTATAATAGACTTATTACGAATATCTCCTGCATCATATCTAATAATATCATAATTCATTTCTTTTAATATTTCTGTAATAAAAGTAGTTTTCCCTGACCCTGGATTACCATATATGTATATTCCTTTTTTAAAGAGTAAATTATTTTTATTCGTTTCATAATTTAACAAAGTTTCTTTAATTTTCAAAACATTTTCTTCTCTATTTAATAACTTATTTACATTTAAGTTCTCCATCTTACATTTATATTGTGATTCTTTTTATGTAGATTTTTACTCAATCCAAGTTCTTTAATTTTATCATTAATATATTCTCTACAATTATTTGATTCATTTTCAATACAATAATCAACTAAAAAAAAAATATAATTATAAAAAATAATATTTTTATATTCATATCTTTTTAATGTTGTCCAATGTTCCCATTTTTCTCTCCAAATTTGTTTAAAAACAAACCAATTATCTCTACGAATAATATCTCTTATATAACTTTCATAACTATTTTTTGCAATAAAATGTTTAATAATATAATGATGCTTAATATAATTTACTTTATTAAAAAAAACAACTGTGTTTAATGGTATGTAATGATATATTACATCAATCAAAACGTCTGGTAATTTAATAACATTATTTAATAGTTTTTTTTCTTTTTCTTTTAAAACGTTATCATTGTACATTTCTATCTTATTTGTATATATAAATATATTTATATGATAATATATTTATATTTTTAAATATTAAATATCTAACTGGTAGATGTTGAATTACAAGGATTATCTACACCATATGTAATACCATCCCACGATATATTACAATTATTAGCCCAATTATATTTTGCACAAGCACCATTAGATCCAGTATATTGAGAAGTTGTAAAATTCATTGGTGTTTTGCATGTGCCTAAATTTTTGTCATTTACGCAAAAACCTCCAGATCCTGATAAGTCAACCCAATAATCTGGACAGTCTGGTGTAACTGGTGGCCATGTCTGACTATATTTTCCATTTCTTAAAATGATGCCAATAATTATTAAACTTATAATAAGAATAACAATTGCAATTCCTAGAACTGTTTTTTGAAACGCTTGCATCTTATAAAATAAATATATATTTAATTTTTCTATGACAATTATATAAATGAAACAATCTAATGGACGTATAGATATTAAAAGTACTAATACTAATAACTTATTTGCATTATATGATAAGATACCAGCACATCAATGCACAACCTTTAGGAATCCATTGGAAGGACAATGGGATAATACACAATTATCATTAGCTTTTTTCTCTAAACAAAACATGGAAATCATTCAAAATGCAATTCGCGCAGGTGTTTATGAAAGATCTAATGGACAATACGTTATTGGAAGACAGGATTGTGACTCTTTAAAAATTGTTATGCGTAGCATTTATTTACAACATTCTGCAAACAAACCTACTAACATAAACGGACAAATAAAAGAATTAAATAAATTAGTGCTTAACTATTGTATACCTCAAGTATATGGCGAAGCTCAAGGTTATTTAAAATATATGTATGATGTAAGCACATTAGCAGTTCCAATGTCTCATCCAGTAATGTCAAGTACATCAGATAAACAACTTGAATTAAAAAGTTGGTTTTAAATGGTTTTTTTATAGATAGTATTTATAAGATTATTGAACTTATCACGCCAAAATCTAGTTAATGGTTATGAAAAATAAGAAAAAAATATTTTATTATTCATTATTTATATTTATTCATTTTATTTATTTATTAGAAGATATAAAAGTTTTTATAGAATCTGTAGAACTTTTTATAGATTCATCATCATATAAAGGATACCATTTTTCAGAACCAATAAACATTTTTACAATATTATTATTATTAGGAGTAAAGCAGTTGTCTATTATTAAATAAATAATTTTATGTTTGTTTTGAAAATTTTTAATTTCATTATATTCTAAATTTTGGGTATAAGATGAAAAGAAATTTTGATTTATACAAATAAATATAAATTGTGTTTTTTCCAATAGTATCATCATTTGATATTTTAATTCTTGAATTGAAATAGTATTGTCTCTGTTCAATAATAAAGAACTATCTAAAATAGAATAATTCAAACATTGTAAATTATTTTTAAAAATTTCTATATTTTGATTACTTTTTTCATATGAAATATAAATGTCATTATTAATAATGCTACTTGCAGACCCCATTATTCTATTTTTATTTATATTTATATATTCCATTATAAATATAATCAATTTTTTCTTTTTTACTTAAAACAATGTTTACTTTAAATGCCGAATTAAATATCAAAAAAAAGAAAATTATATTATTAATACAATACTATTTTTAAATTTTAAAAAGAATAACATTAATGATTTATAAGGATTAATGTATATGATATTAATTTAAATTTTTATTCATTTGTAACTAAATAATATTTTACTTAACAATTTTCTTTAATACTTTCTTTTTAATAACTTCTTTTTCTTTTTCTAATCCAGACATTAATCTTTCTCTTTCTTCTTTATATTTTATATATTCTGTCATTAATTTATCTAATTCTTTTAACCACATATTTTCAATAGTTGTATTTTTTACTTCATCTAATTCCATTTGTTTTTCTTGATATTCTTTATTTATTTTCTCTACATTTTCTTCTGTAACACTATCCATTGGCATCTTTGTCAAATATTTATATTCTCCATCTTCACCAGTTGTTGGCATTTTATAATACTGAAATGTTTCTAACATAACAGTAACTTCTTCTCTTTTTTTCTTTCTTAAATCAACTGTCCCATCTAATATTTGACCAATATATTTGGCTTTATTAGATAATATAATAAGCTCTTTTGTCAAAGCATTTATTATATATTCTTTTCTTTTTTCATACATCTCTAATCGTTTAACATAATAATCATCAATAATTTCTTCTACCATTGTATATTTTTTCAATTTTTCTTCTGAATCAAACAAATGCATATTTGTTGTAGTATTGGTTGTATATAATTTAAAAGTCTTTTCAATGCCGTTACAGTTATTGTCAAAACTCATACTTTCTAATTCTTCTAATTTACCTTTGTTCAAAGTAATAATAAATTCTACACTTGTATCTTTACACATATCATCATAATCTTTAACAATAGGAACTACTTTTTTTCCATTCTTATCAACATTTTCAGTTAAAGATTCTAAGTGTTCTTTAAAATCATCTGTCCAAAGTCCAACAGGCAATTCTGTAATCTTTAATTTATCTTGTCCTATTTTTTCATACTTACCTTTTATTAAAAACTTTGAATCTGATATTCTTTCAATTGTTCCTTGAAATCCTTCATAATACGGAACAAATGCGTTGACACAAGATAAATCTTGTAATACGTTATTTAGTTTATTTTTTAAATAGCTTATAATATCTAAAGGATTATAACACATAATATCTGTACTAAATCCAGTACCAATACCTTTAGAGCCATTTACTAATACCATTGGAATAATAGGAGCATAATAAATGGGTTCAACAATTAACCCATCATCATTCAAATAAGTTAAAATATTATCATCGCTTTCAGGAAATATAATTCTAGTTATTTTATTTAATGCTGTGAAAATGTATCTTTCTGATGCACTATCTTTTCCACCTTGCAATCTTGTACCAAATTGTCCATTAGGCAATAATAAATTAATATTATTAGACCCAACAAAATTTTGAGCCATACCAACAATCGCTGCGTTTAAACTAGCTTCCCCGTGATGATATCCTGAATGTTCTGATACATAACCTGAAAATTGTGCTACTTTTATTTCTGTTTTCAAATTCTTTTTAAATGAACTATATAAGATTTTTCTCAAACTTATTTTTAATCCATCCATTAAATTTGGAATACTTCTATCACAATCATATTTAGAGAAATGAATAAATTCATTATTCATAAAATCTTCATATTTTACTAATGGTTGTTTTGTATCTAAATAACTATTACGATTATAATTACCCAACCATTCTTTTCTATCGTCTGCTCTTTTTTTATTGAAAATCATATCAATACAATCATTAGTAGCGTCACCGTTATGTTCAAAACCTACTAATTTTTTATTTTCAAAATATTCACGAAATTCTTTTCCAGTACTTGTACCTAATCCTTTATAATACTTGATATTCCATCCTTTTGTATCATTTTCTTTTTTCCATTGTTCATATTCATAATCACTATAAAATACTACTTCTTGACCTCCTTTTTTTGCTTTTAAAATAGGAGTATTCATAAATCCAATAAATCCAGGCAAACGAGATAAAGTTGTCCATTGATCTTGGAATAAATTAATGCATAAACCTTTAATATGATGACCATCTAAATCTTGATCTGTCATAATAAGTACTTTTCCATATCTTAATCGCTTATACACTTCTTCTATACTATTGTATTCTTTACCAGTTTCTAATCCTAATATTTTTTTGATTTCTGCAATTTCTTTATTTTCTGATATTTTTTTTATAGCTTCACCTCTTACATTTAATATTTTTCCTTTCATTGGATAAACACCTATAGTATTTCTATCATTACTAGACAATCCAGAAACTATACCAGCTTTTGCTGAATCTCCTTCACAAAAGATAATGATACATTCACTTGATTTTTCTGTTCCTGCCCAGTTTGCATCAATTAATTTTGGAATTCCTCTAATACTTTTTGTTTTAGATCCATCTGTTTTCTTTGCTTCTTTGTTTTCCTTTACTTCTGTAATAGCACAAGCTGCATCCATTACTCCCATTTTTGCTACTTTTTCAATAAACTTGTCAGTAACTGTACATGAAGAACCAAATTTAGATGAAGGAGTATTCATATAATCTTTAGTTTGACTATCAAACGCAGGATTCTCAATGTCACATCTCAAAAACAAAATAATTTGTTCTTTAATACTATTTGGATTTACTTTTACTTTTTTCTTTTTTTCAATAAATTCTACTAATTTTCTAGTAATTTGATTTAAAATATATTCTACGTGTTTACCACCTTTAGAAGTATGAATTCCATTTACAAAAGATACTTGCATAAATTCGTGATTAGGAGAAAGTGCAACTGCATATTCCCATCTTTGTCCATCTTCTTCATGAACTCTTGGAGCATTTTCTTTTGATCCAATATATAAATCAATGTATTGTTGAAAATTTTTCACAGGAACTAATTGAGAATTGTATTTCACCTTTAATGATTTATCTGTAATAGCAGCTACATCATATACACGTTTTTTTAAAAGAGCAATTAAATCTATAGATAAACCATTTAATTTCAACCTATTATAATCAGGTTTGAATGTAATCTTTGTATATGGTTTACTTTTACATTTTGTAATTTGTGGTTTACATATTTCATCTAAATTATTTTTAAATTCTTGAGTATACTTTAGTCCTCTTACGTGATCTACAGTTTCTATAGATCCATAAGTAGACCATATTAATACTAATTTGAATCCAAACCCATTTTTACCCCCTACAATTTTTTTTTCTGTTTTATCATAATTTGTAGAAGTTCTCAAATGACCAAAGATTAATTCTGGTATCCATATTTTATATTCTGGATGTTCTGCAACATCAATACCATTACCATCATTTACCATGATAATAGTACCATCTTCTTGAACAGAAATATCAATATAAGATACTGGAATAATATTTTCTACTTTATTATTTACTGCTTGTTGCATACGAATAACATGATCACGACAATTCACAATGCCTTCATCAAATAATTTAAACAACCCTGGAACATAACAAATATTTCTTTCTACAATTTTACTTCCATCCTCATTTAAAATCCAAATATTAGAATCTATTTCTTCAATAGATCCAATATAAGTATCTGGATTATCTAAAATATGTTCTTTATCTGTTTTTTGTTGATATTTACTAGCTAATGTCATTTCAGTAGTTGTCATTTCTCTTTATTAGTTACATTAAACAATATTCGTTTAAATTATTTCAATTTTATTTTTAATATAATGTATTATTATGCATTCTAATTATCCTGGTCAATCTGATAATTTTAAAAAACTATTAAAATATAATAGCAAAGAAGGTATTAACTGTGTTTGTTTTAAAGATGAATATAATAATATGTCTACATCTACTAATAATGTAAATAAAACTATTTCTTCAAGAATTTCCAATACTTTACAAAATAATTTAGGAGGAAAAATCACTTTTGGAAATTTACATCTAGGAAAATCACCAGTAGTAAATTACTTAGGAAGAATGGCAGGTCAATCAGGAGGTAGTGGAACTGCTATAAAAAATAAATTTTAATATGCGTTTTGGAAAATGCATTCCTTAAAAATCGTTCTTTAAAACTAAAACTAAAACTAAAATTATCTTTTTTATTTTTTCTCTACTCATTTTATAATGACACGATTTACTAAAACCAATGATGGAAAATATAATGTAAATGGAAAAAAATTTGAAGATTTAATTGGAACCAGAGCTCAAGTTTGGCACAGTACAGCTTACAAAACAAGCGGAGGGCTAAAAAAACATGACCTTTTACAAAACAAAAATGGACGAATTGTTTCAAAATCAAAACATGCCTCAGCAAAAAAAGAAAGACGTTTAGTAAAAGCTGGTTATGGAACAGTAAAAGGTAAATTTGGTTTTGTTAAAATTGGAACCAATAAAAATAGTAGATCTAAAAAAGGAAGAAAGGGTACAAAGAAAATGAGAGGAGGAAATGTCAATATTCCATTAAATCCTCATAATTATAATGGTAAAAGTGATTAATTCTAACAATATTTAAATTATAAATTAATATACTATACAAAAAAGTTAAACAAGTAACCATTCATTATTAATAAAAGAATCATAAATAATATAGTCTTGTAGACGAAATATTATATATTTTTCAAAATATTTCTTACTTACAATATATTTATATGTTGAATTAGTATTGCAAAATTTACAATATAAATTATAAATAATATCAAAAGAAATTAATCCAGAATAATTTTCTTGAGCATTTAATTTTGATTTAATGTAAACAAAAGAATTTTCAATATCTTTTATTTTATCCCATAAAATACAAGTTATATTTAAAATATACTTATCTTCTATAATTTCAGTGTTAGGAAAAAAGTGTAATAATATTTTTAAAACAGTTTGTTCTCCAATATTTCCATTAGATAAACATATATCTGAATTTTGTTTTGTCCATATTTTAAATAATGAACATATTTCATCCATTTCAAATTCACTGTCAAAATCACTAATAGTGTCGCATAATTTTATAGTAATTGTTTTTTCCCAAAATTGAATAAAATCACTCATAATAGGCAAATATTTACTTGTAACATTATTAAAACAATCTAATTCTTCATTATATTCATATTTTTCTTTTATCATATTTTTTAAAGTATTTGAATAAATCATATTTGGAAAGGAATAATTAGAAATAAATTGTTTCCATATAAAATGAATATTTTTCCAACTCAGACTACAGTTATTTTCAACTGGCACAATAAATTGATTACAAAATGTTTCTATTATTTCTAATGAAGTATTTAATTTTAAATATAATATATAATTTTTCATTTCATCTTCTGCTTTTGTTTCTATAAACTTATCCGAATTTTCATACCTTTTAGAATAATGTATAGCTACACATATTAAATCTAACCCTATTTTATTTAATACATCTTTCCATATATCTATTGAACAATCTTCATTAATTTTAATTAATCTAGAATTATCATAAGAATGATTTTCGTGATACTTCGTTATAAAATTATTTGTTACATTGGTCTGACCTATAGAAATGTATATAATATTATCTAACTCAGATAATATTTTTTTTATTTTTGGACTTACAAGAAAAATAAGATTAGAATTTTTTTTTAATATATTATCTCCAATAACAGTTAAAAAGTATTTGGCAAAATTTTTACTTGTAAATATATAAGGATATAACATATTTAATACATTTTGAATTGTATCAGTTTCAGGAATACACGAATATAAACTTCTCTCTTTAATCAATTTTAAGATATTGATTTTTGTTTTATATTTCCAACTTAACAAGACTCTTTCTTTTGAAATGTTGGATAATAAATTATGTAATATATCATCTTCTTTGATTACATTATATGATTTTCCGTTATATTCATAAAATGAACTATTATTAGATAAATAATAATATTTATTTTTGCTTAAAAAAATATCAATAAACAATTGTTGTTCATTAGATAAATAATTATTTCTCTCTACACGTTTTTCATAATTTTTATATTCATTTTCTAAATTGTTTGGAAGAAAAATATTAATATGATTATGAATACGTTGTAACATATAAGCATTATCTTTATATTTTTCATATAATTCGTTAATAGTTTGAATAGATTTTTCCAAAGAATTAGTCATTTATTTCACTTTATGAAAAGTTTTTAAATACTTATTATATATGAATACTTCTACAAAGAAAAATAAAATAAAAGTAAATATGAAATATTTGCCAAAAAGACTATCATTAAAAGATAAAAAGAAGCAATTTAAAATGTTATTAAAATCTAGAAAAGCATATAAAGAGAATAAATATATAACAAGAAAAAAAGTGAATTCATATCATTCAAAAAAATCTAAACATATTTTAAATGCTGAAAATATGTATAAAGTAGATAAAATAGATGCAAATAAAGAACTTGCTGAAAAAACTGGTTGTTCTATAAATGCTCTCTCTGAAATTATTCGTAAAGGTGAAGGTGCTTATTATTCTTCAGGATCAAGACCAAATCAAACAGCTCAATCATGGGGTAAAGCACGACTAGCTAGTGCAATAACTTCTGGAAAAGCTGCTGCGATTGATTATAAAATACTTAAAAATGGATGTAAACCAAGTAGTAAAGCATTGCGTTTAGCTAAAAAAGCAAAAAGTAACTATAAATATACTAGAAGACCAAAGAAAATAATAATTTAATATTTTAATTTTCTTTATAATACAATTCACAATCATTATAAGTAATATCTTTTATAAGTGTCATATTTTCATCTGTATCGGGAACACCACAACAATGTATAGATTTATCATAGTCACAAAGAATCTTTTCATTTTCAAAAATATATGCTTCATAATCTATATCATTGCAATAGTTTCCCATATTTATTTTTCCCTTACCTAAATATTTTCCTAACAGCTTGTATTCAATACCAGTTTCAAAATAATAAATATATTTATCATTAAATATAGTTGATTTATGAATGTTTACATTTATAGGCGTTTTATAATATACTTCATTCCCATTATTTTTCATACCTTCTAATTTATTATAATGATAACTCATAAATAATAATTATATGATTTACACATTAGTATTTAATATCTTTTACAATCTTTTTTATATTTTTGTAAAAGATAATATATAAAGTTTTATTGATTATATATAATAAAGCTTTATGAATGTTTACTTATTTTTAATTTGTATTATTCATATGATAAAAATAAAAGCTTTTATTAATTTTAAGTTTGGTAATAAATTATTAATATCTAAAAAAGAGTTATCATGTAATATATCATATCATATTCCATTTTATAAAAAAAATACTTTAAATGATATTAATGGATTTTTTGGACTTATTGGACCTGATTTTCAAGGAAACAAGATAACTAATTTATTTGATGTATTTAATAAAAATGGAGTTATTCAAGGAGTATTTATAGTAAATGGAACTATTTCTTTTGTAAGAAAATATGTAAACACTGATAAATTAAAATATGAAGAAATAAATGGCGAAATACCAATGAATCATTTTACTTTTTTGTTATTTGAATTATTTAACTCTGTAAATCTACTTCCTAATATTTTTGGTCTAGCAAATACTGCTTTTTTACATTTTAATAATCAGTTATATGCCTTGAATGAAAGAGATTTACCTTATAAAATAAATTTAAATTTTGTAAATAAAACAATAGATACAGAGAGAAAACTTAAATTACCATTAAATCATTTCTTAGCACATTCCAAAATAAAAAATAATATATTAGAAACTATTGATTATTCTTCTATTTTTCCAATATTAAATATAATTACTTTTAATAAAGCATTTCAAATAATAAAGAAAATTCAAATAAAAAAAATATATACATCTATGATTCACGATTTTATTTCATTAAAAAATCATTATTTATTTATTGATTGTCCATTGTTTATTCGTTATCATAAAAATATTACATTTAAATTAAATAAAAATGAAAAGTCAAAAATATTTATTATAGATAAAACTAAGGGAAATAAAACAATAATAGATATTCCAAATACATTTATATTTCATTATGGTAAAACTATAGAAAGTAAAGAAACTATTCAATTTGAAGCTTGTTTATATGATGATTTTGACTTTAATAGTCCTGATAAAAATTATGGAAAATTTAGAAAAGTAATTATTGATAAACATTCATATAATGTTACTATTTTGAAAAATGAAATTTTTGAAAATTTTTCATTAGATTTTCCTGTTATTTATAAAAATTATACTCTCTTAATGAACTCTAATAATTTTAAAAATGCACAGATCATAGTAACAAAAGACTTCAAATTGTATAAAATAATAGATTTTCATAAAAATATTAATGGAGAGGCTTCTGTTGTTGAAATAAATGAAAAACCTTATATTATATGTTTTACATATGATGGAAAAAATAATTTTTTAACTATCCAAGGAATTGAAAATGAAGATCATATTTCTATTTTAATACCTTTTAATATTTCTATTGGTTTTCATTCTATTTTTATACCAAATAAATAATATAATTATTTATTTTCTTTAAAATATTAAAATAATTTTTTCTTTATGTTATTTTTAAAGATACAGATTTAAAGATTTATTTTAAATTTAGATTATAATGTCCAATTTTAATAATAATTCATCTACAAGTGGAAATGTGTTAACAATTAAAACAGTACAAATTGCACCATTTAGAACATTAATGACTGCGTTAAAAGATATACTTTTAGAAACAAATATAACTTTTCAACCAGATGGCATTCGTATTATTAATATGGATAAATCTCATACTATTCTGGCTCATTTATATTTAGCTGCTCAAAATTTTGAATTTTATGAGTGTAAAAAAGATACTATTATTATCGGTGTCAATATGTTTCATTTATTTAAATTAATCAACTCTATAGACAATGACGATACACTAACTATTTATATTGAAAATGGTGATTATGTGGATGGTATCGTTTCACATTTAGCATTAAAATTTGAAAATGGTGAGATTAAGCAATGTAAAACACAAAAATTAAGACTAATTGAACCTGAACCAGAAGAACTTGAGTATCCAGACGTGAAGTTTTCTTCTATTATTAATTTACCTTCTGTAGATTTTCAAAAAATTATTCGTGATTTGTCTTGCATTTCAGATAAACTAGAGATAAAATCCGTTGGTAACGAATTGATTTTTAAATGTTCAGGACAATTTGCATCTGCAGAAATTCATCGTGCAGAATCTGATGGAAGTATGGGATTTGTTTTAAAACAAGATTCATCTAAAATTATTCAAGGAGAATTTTCATTAAAGAATCTAGGTTATTTTATTAAATGTACTAATTTGTGTTCGCAAATTGAAGTCTATCTAGAAAATGATTTACCATTAGTAGTTAAATATAATGTTGCTTCATTGGGAGAAATTAAATTATGTTTGGCACCATTACCTAATTCATAAATGATAATGATATATAGTATTATATAAAAAATATATATTAAATGTATTATAATATTATATTATACAAATTATAATGTATAATATAACGATTGTATCTGCATTTTTATCAAATATAAATAATAATAAAAAAATAGAAAAATACATTGAATGGTCAAAGATATTAATCAATATTAATTTACCCAAAATAATATTTATAGAACAAGAAATTTATAATAAGTATTTTAATGATGAATCATATCCAAATACTAAATTTATTATTATAAAACGAAGTGATTTATATCTTTATAAATATTATGATAAAATTACAAATTTTAATATTCAAACAGATAATCCAAACAAAGATACTATTGACTATTTATTTGTGCAATGTAATAAAACAGAATGGGTAAGAGAAGCTATTTTATTAAATTATTATAAAACTGATCAATTTATATGGTTAGATTTTAGTATTTATCATGTTATTAAAGATATATCTCTTTTTGAAAATGAAATAAATTCATTAAATAATAAATTATACAATAATGTGCGTATTCCAGGATGTTGGAATCCTAATAATGAACAAAATTATAATGTTTATAATACCATATGTTGGTACTTTTCCGGAGGTATTTTTGGAGGAAATAAAGATAAATTAATAGATTTTGCAAACTTAACAAGAGAGAAGTGTATTAATGTTATTAATGAAAAAAATAATATTATTTGGGAAGTAAATATATGGTATTTAATTTATAAAGATAATCCTGAATTATTTAGTTATTATTATGGGAATCACGATTTAACTATTTTATCTAATTATTAATTTAGCTCTTATAAATTAACTTATTATTAATTGTTTCTTTACTATATATAGCTAATTTAGTTGTTCTATCCCAAACACTATAACTTAATAATACTCTTTCTTCCTCTACAATAAACCCCAAACAATATTCAATAGGTTCTCCTTCAAATTTAAAAGGAGCAGAATATCTTAATAAATTCATTTGATTATCAAAAACTACCATCATATGATAATAATTTCTTGGATCTTCATAAGAAACTATATGTATAATAAACCATAATTCATTCTTATATTTGAATCCACACGTGGAGCCTCTTGCGTGTTCAAATATTTTTGGCATATTTGTTTTTTCTGTTATTAAATCTAATTTGTTGGTTTCATTATTTATTTTACATATTTGTAAAGGAAACCATTTATATACAATATGAGTAGATCCATTGTATTCCATAAAAACCCAATTTTTTTCACAGTAGTTATCATTAAAAGAACATTTTATTTCTTTTGGGTTCAATTTATTTTCTAGAATATCATAATTTCCTGAAACAATACCAATATTGTTATTTTCGTGAAATCCTGTTCCTATAAAAAGTATTTGATTTTTATTTACATCATTAAATATTTTTACATCTTCTACTCCAATATAACGTCTATTTATATAATTCACATCTATTATTTTTTCATTTATTATTTTAAAGTATTTATTTAACTCAAGGTATTTATTAATAGTAGTAATATGTTTTTCACAATCTAAATAACTACCATTTTCAGTTATTCTATAATTCACACATCTAATATTCATAATATATCCATCTGCATTTTCTCTCTTATTTGGAATAATACAACTAGAAGATGAATAAAATGTTACAATGTCTGGACCTATTTGTTGATTTGTTGTAAATCCAAAATCTAATATTAAAATAGGTTTTAAAATGTCCTTATAAAATTTCATATTACTGAATAAATTATTTTTAATAGAAGAATTATCACTATTATTAAAAATATTAACTATTTCATCATTTATATTTTTTACACCTAAATAACCAGCAATAATACTGTATTCATAATATATTTTATATGTATATATATCATTATGTAAAAATAAATAATTATCTTTATTAAGATCCATTTTTAATATATCTTTTGCAATATCATAATAAATTTTTGCGATTTTACATTTACCTATAATCCTATAATGATTAATTATTTCATATAGATTTTCTATTCTATATGGTAAATAGTTATATCCTTCCATCCAGTAATAAATTGCATCTTTTATTTTATTTAAATTTTTATAACATAACCCAATTTTATAATAACTATACCAGACTTCTTGTTCCCATCCACCAAAATTTATTCTTTTTAAATACATTTCTATTGCTTGTTCTAATCTTCCTGTATCTGAATAACTATTTGCCAGATAAAAATGATATCTTTCACAATGAGGTTCATCTTTAATACCATTTTCAAGTAATTTAATATCTCTCTCAAATTTATCTGATTTACATCCCCCATCTCCAATGTCTAGTATAAAAAGTTTACTTTTTTCTATTTTATAAACACTATTATTAGAAGGTGTTGAAATGTATTCATGAGTTACACCAATATATCTATAAAGTCCATTATTTCTAATAATTCTCATATTTTGATAATAAAAATTATCATTTCCTTGTAAAATAATAAAAGAATCATATATTCTTAATATGTTTTTATCAAAGTCTTTAATTTGTAACATCATATCTGCATCAAGTAAAAGAATAAAATCAGACAGTCCCATACAAGAATTTATAGCAAAATTACGATTATATGCAAAATTTTGAAATGGTTCTTTAATAACTTTTCCAGGAATATTTTTTTGTGAAAAAAAGTTTTCAATAATTTCAACTGTATTGTCTGTAGACCCTGTATCACAAATACAATAAGAATCAATAATAGGTAACACATTTTCTAAAAAACGTTGAATAATACCACTTTCATTTTTTACAATCATATTTAAACATAATGTTGGTAATGGAATTTCATTTATTATAAGTTCCATATTTAAATGTTATATAGAAATATTTAAGTAATTAAAAAATCATTTTATATTATATAATTATGGCTTGTACCAGATTTAATTATGATGAATCTAGAACAAAAAAAAAATTACAACAATCAACAGATCCTGGAAGATGGATATTAAATGTTCCTGGAAATGGTGATAAACCGTGTTATATTTCAGATCCGCAAATTATTATTCAAAAATGGGGAGCAAATTTACGAACAAATACTATTCAATTAGAAAGTGAATTGTTTGGAATAGGACCAAATAAACAATATAATAGAGATTATTTAGCAAATATTAATAATCCTTCAGTAACAACTGAACCTATAGAATACCCAACATGCGATAATTTATACACAGAACAATCTAGAGCAATTATGCCAGCATGGACTGCTCGGGAGTTAGAACAAAGTAATTTATATTATTTACCACTTAATCCACAAGAAAATGTATGTATTCCTTTTCAAAATAATTTGAGTACACGAATTTTAGAAAAAGATTATTTTACTCCAAAATATCCTTGTGTAAGTAATGAAAATCATTATTTATTGCCTGTTGAAACTATGAATAATAATAAAAATAATAATTTATGTACAACCAGTCAATCCTGTTATAAGGTTAGCAAGTAAAGTTGAGAAAATAAATTGCAATTTAATAATTTATGAGTAATAGCTAAAAATTAAAAAAAATATAATACTTTATATATAATGGAAATAGCCATACCTTTAATAGCATTAGGTGGAATGTATGTTATTTCAAATCAAACCAATAATCAAAGTAGTAAAAATAATGTAAATAGAGAAAATTATACAAATATGGGATTATCAAAACAAAACAATAGTTTACCAAATATTAACATTCCTCCTCAGAATTATCCAGTTATTAATAACAAACAATTAGTAGATGATGCATTACAAAATTATCCAAATCCAAATGTTGCAACAGATAAATATTTTAATCAAAATGCATATGAACAAAAAAATATTTATGGAGAAAAAACGAATAATAATATTCCAAACATTTATTCACTTACAGGAAACTATTTAGATTCAACAGAATTTAAACATAATAATATGGTTCCATTTGTTGGAGGCAAAGCAAAAAGTTATACTTACAATATGGATATGGCAGAAACTATTTTAGACAATATGAATGGAAATGGATCTCAAATAAATAGAAAAGTAGAACAAGCACCTTTATTTAAACCTCAAGAAAATATTCAACACGCATATGGAATGCCTAATCATAGTGATTTTTATCAATCCCGTGTAAATCCTGGAATGAGAAATAATAATGTAAAACCATTTTTAACAGAAACGGTTGGTCCTGGATTAGATCAAGGTTATTCAAGTATAGGCACTGGAGGTTTCAATTCTGGTATGCAAGCTAGAGATAAATGGTTACCTAAAACTGTAGATCAATTAAGAGTAGAAACAAATCCAAAAATAGAATATTCTTTAGAATCTCATGAAGGTCCATCTTATTCACAAGTAAAAAATATTGGTCTTATTGGAAGAGTAGAAAAAAATTTACCTGATACTTTTTTTATTAATACACAAGATAGATGGTTAACAACTACTGGTTTAGAAAAGGGTGAAACATTAAGACCTATTCAAGAAATGGGAATTATTAAAAGACCAAACGATATATTAGACTATAAAGGCACACCTGGATCTAATGATAAACAAGCTGGTTATGCAGATCAAAATTATGAAGTCTCTAAACGTAATGAAACTGTTACTTTAGACGTTCCTCATTCTTCCGCAAGGGGTCGTGGTCCATCTACTGATATGGATAATTATATGAAAAGTCATACAAATTATGTAAATAATAGAGCTAGTATTAAACAACCAGATACATTAAGAAGTGGATTTGGTGGAGCTATAGGAGCGGTTATTGCTCCTTTATTAGATATTTTAAAACCATCCAGAAAAGAAGAAACTATTTCTAATGTTAGAATTTATGGAGATATGAAACCTTGTGTTTCTAGTAATTATGTTATCAATCCAAAAGATGTCACACCTACAACTATTAAAGAAACTACCATTTATTCACCTACTTTTAACATTGATAGTCAAAAAGAAGGTAATTATATAAATAATTATACACCAATGGATTTTACACAGAGAGATAGTACTAGTTGTAGTTCATTAGGTGCTGCAAGTAGTAATTATGGACCAATGGATTATAATGCTGTTTATAAACAAACAAATAATGATATTAAATCACAGACGATACATAATCGTGCAAATCAAGGTGGAATGCAAATGTTTAATCAACAAATGAATGTTTCTATTAATAAAAATGATAAAAATCATTTAAATAATCGTGTAAATGCTGCATCTTCTGTTATTAAAATGCCACCTTCTCTTGAAAATTATGGAAAAATAAACAATGTTCCACAATATAGTAACCAAAACATTGGTTGTGAAAGAATACAACCTGATTTATTAAACGCTTTTCGTTCTAACCCATATACACATAGTTTAAATACATCAGTATAAATTGCGTAATATTAATATATAAAAACAATTATATTATATTATTATGAAATTAGATATTCATAAAAATATAAAAGAAAAATTAAATTATTTTTTTTTTATACATAAAATACCAAATATAATATTTCATGGACCATCAGGTAGTGGAAAAAGAAGTATTGTAAATGATTTTATTAATTTAATATACGATTCAGATCGTGAAAAAATTAAGTCTTTTGTTATGTATGTAAACTGTGCACACGGAAAAGGAATTAAATTTATTAGAGAAGAATTAAAATTTTTTGCAAAAACACATATTAATTCTAATGGAGGACATAATTTTAAAAGTATTGTTTTATTAAATGCAGATAAATTAACAATGGACGCACAATCTGCGTTGCGTAGATGTATTGAATTGTTTAACCATAATACACGTTTTTTTATTATAGTAGAAGATAAATATAAGTTATTAAAACCTATCTTATCAAGATTTTGTGAAATTTATGTATCTGAACCTTTTTATAAAGGAGAAATTATAAATTTGTATAAATATAATTTAAACGATACTTTTAAAATGAAAGATATAAAAACTCGTAGAATAGATAATTTAAAAAAAGAATTATTGAAAATGTCTTCAAAACAAAATATTCAAAATATAGACATTATTGAGTTGTCTAGTTCTTTATATGAAAAAGGTTATAGTGGATTAGATATTATTTCAATTATTGAAAATAATAATAATTTTTTAAATTATTCAGATGAAAAAAAATATGAACTTTCTATTGCATTCAATAAAATACGTAAAGAATTTAGAAATGAAAAGATTATTATTCTTTTTTGTATGAATTTTTTATTTTTAAGTTTAGATTATAGTTTAGAAAATATTTCTTTTATGTAAATGGATGACTTTAATGTATCATCGCTTCACGAAAGTAAAAATGAATGGGGAGCACGATTAATTACAATATTAACACCTTTAATTATTGAAGGGTTTAAATCTATTTTTGAAGAAGCAATTAAACTTTGTAAAGAAAATGGAGAAATGGATAAATATTTAATGACTTTTCAAAATTTTATTTCAAGAATTCCCAAATGGAATACTTCCATTATTGAACAAGAGAGAAAAAGAATATGTGATAAAAGTGGATGTGGATATTTAGAAGAATTAGTAACATGTGTACATATTATTCAATTAAAATTACTTACATCTATGAGAGTTGGACAAAAACAAAAAAAAATAGACATTGCAATTCCAAAATTAGATGATTTTATTCATAAAGCATATATTCATGTAGCAAGAAAAATATATAAATGTGTATATTTATTTGAAATAAATATTCGTCCTTTGGATACTCAGAAAAATTATAGAGAAATTGAAATAATTGTACAAGAATGTATTTTGAATACTGTTAGAGAAAGCATTCCAGTAGAATCTATTTTAAGAGCATATTTAGACGAAACAGTAGAAGAAGATGTAACTGAAGAAATTAAAGAAGAATTTGTTGAAGATACAACAAATGAAAAAGAGGAAGTAGAAAAAGCAGAAATTGCAAAAGTCATTGAAGAAAGTGGAATTAAAACAACAGTTAATGATGATTTAAATATCACCAATATTTCTCAAAAAACTCCAGAAAACAGAATAAAATTTAATGACAATGATGTTTACAGAGATATAGATAATAATGAAGAAATCGTAAATGCTCCTAAAACAGAAAGTAGACTGAAAGAAATAAGTGATATGAGAGCTATTCAAAGAAAACTTGAATCGGAAGATAATGATGATAATATAAAACTACAAATATATGATCAAGATGCACAATTGAATAAATTAGATATTCATGTGATTGATAATCCTGAATTAAATTTGTTACCTGATTTATTGATTGACGATATTGAAATACTTAATTAAAAGCATTAAAAGTAAAATGCGTCAAAATAAAAATAAGAATGTGCTTTAGTATTTTATATGGAAAATATATTTATGATTGCTACCATAATTTCTATTGTATTTTTTATTGTAAAATTTATAGAAATGAGATTTATTGAAAAAGAAAGCAAACCATTAAAATATTTAGTAAGAGATACATTACTAGTATATTTTAGTGTAATTACAGGTAATTTTATATTAGAACAAATACAACCAATAATAAAATCAGGAAGTGAAACTACTATTGCGTTTACTAATAATCCTGATTTTTAATTTTTAATATAATATTTATTTATATATTCTATTAAATATTTTTTTTAACGTCCTGTCCAAACCTTTACAATATTTAAAGGTGCTCTGCCATTTTTTTCAATATCACGAACATATTGGTCATACGAATATCCCCAATTACAATAAGATTGTATAGTTCCTAATAAAGATTTGGTTGATATATTATTTCTGGTTTCTATAAAAAATAAAATACCAAATATTCTCTCAAGACTACATCTATCTGGTCTTGTTTTAACAAGATGAATCATTTTAAATATATTATATTTATTTTGTAATTGTAATAAAAAATGATGACTAATAAAAGATTGAACGCCAAAACATCCATACCATTCAGTTGATTTAATAATGGGTAAAACATTTTTACCTAATAATGTATTTAGAACCAATTCTTTATTTTGTAAAATGGAAGCAATTCTATAAGTATTTGAAATGTTTTCTTTATCTTTCTTAAAATGCCATAAAGAAACAACAGGCAATTTCATTATTTTTTCAAAATTTATTTTTTTATGAATAAAAACGCTATCATGAATAATTAAAGCATTATCAAAAAAATGATGTTTAAAAAAATAATAATATGGTAATAATTCTCCTCTACCAGGAAATTCCGATTGTATTATTTGAACATTATTATATTCGTAAAATGCTTTTAAAAAATCAGGATTACTATTATCATCAATAATGACAATTAACTTATCTGGATAATATCTACGTATACATTTTACGCATTGATTCCAATATTTATTTGTCAATACAGAATTAACGTGTCTAGATATTATAAAACCATATGACATTACTTATAATAAATAAATAAAAAAATATTATCAAACATAATATTTTTCAATAGTTAATAATTACATTATCTTTAAATAAATGATTGTATGTTATCAATGTTTATAATTTTCAATTGTTTTTCATTATTTTTAATGTCTTTATCTAATATAATATAATTTTTAAATTCATTTCTTTCTAATTGGGCTTGTGGAGTATGATTATGAACACATCTTGCAATCATTTTATATAACTTAAAATCAGGATATCTTTCATCTCCATTATTTTTATATAAAACATTATTTCCTTTATCATCTAAACACCATTCATTAATTATTTTAATAACTGGAGTTGTTTCTAAGGGTGATTTCAATATATCTAAATCATCTATAATGTAATCAAAAATAGAACAAGCTAATCTACATAAATCAAAACTATAGTTAGGTTCTAGTCTAGGTTTTTTAATATTAAAATATGGCTCTGTATTGTATTGAGTTACTGCATCTCCACTCTGGTTAAAGCTATCACTACAAAATATTTGTCCTTTTATTTTATATATGCTTCTTCCAAAATCAATAATTTTAAATATTCTTCCAAATGTTGGAACCTTATAGTATGTTTTTTTATAACAATAATAAATGTATTTTTTATCAGTATTATTAAACATAACATTATTTGTATGAAGATCATTGTGTGTAAAATTAAAAACTTTTTGGTAAGTAATTAACATCATTATAATTTGCATAAGAATAGAAAACCATTCTTCTGTAGTTAACTCATTATTTGATATTAATTCATCTAATGTATATTCACATTTTTCCATACATATAAGCTGAATAGGAAATTTTGGTATAGTAACATTAATACATTCTTCTTCAACCGAAGACATATCTGTATTAATGGTTTCATAATCATCTTCACATTGACTTAAATTTTCCTCACTATTTATCTCAATATTTTCATTATTTATATCTAAATTATCATCGGAATCATCAAAAATATTATACTTATCTTGACAAAAAGAATTATTAGATGTATAAGATGATCTTGAAGAACAAGTAGAATTTGTTTTCAAACTATTAGCTTTACTGTCATTTATAATATTTAAATTAATATTATATTCTTTAAGTTCATTCCACTCTTCTTGTTTATCGTCTTGATTTCCCTCTTCTTTACAATCTTCAAAAATGTCTTCAAATTCATTTTCATTGATAGATTTTATAGATATTGTTTTATTACACTTATAATCAATATTAATTGGAGGCAATTTTTCATCATTACTATCTATTTCATAGTCATCTATTTTGAATAAAATATTTTTATTTTGAATAAAAAAAGGCGATTTCACTAAATATTCTAAATCATCAGACACATTTATTAAAAAATTATTTTTTATAGATAAAAAAGAACCATAATATTCTATTCCGTGTATAAAACGATATTGATGTAATAATTCTCCTGTCAAAAAAATAAATAATCCATCAATGTATGCACTATTATTTATATCCAACATTTTTTCATGTATTGTTTCATCAGCATTTTCTAATAATGGAAGTTTAAATAAAGAATTATGCAGATTATATTTACCAACTAAATATTTATAAGGATCTAATAATGGAGCCATTTTAAAAAAAATGCTTTTTAGTTTTATTTTATTTGTTTCAATATTTTTAATATTACATTCATAATTATTTTCGTCTATTTTTTGAATTAATTTTGAAATATACCAATTATGATTTAAATTTATATTATTAAAATTGCTCGTATTCAAAGCAAAAAATCTATTATAAATAGGTATATAATTTTGTATATCAGAGAGAAATAAATTATCTTCTTGTTCTAAAGATTCAAATAAATCTTTGTTTTTTCGTTTTTGATAATTTAAGTTTATTATCATTAGCTAAACAAAATATAAATTATACTCATTTTTAACTTATCTTTTCTATTTTCTCTCTTTTGCGTATTTTTGTCTCAGTTAAATTATTTTATTTTAGTAAGTTAATACAATGACATTAGAGTTAAAAAAATTTGATATGAAATCTATTAGTTTCAAACCAAATGAAGCAAAGGGACCTGTAGTAGTTTTAATTGGTAGACGTGATACAGGAAAAAGTTTTTTAGTTCGTGATCTACTTTATTATCACCAAGACGTTCCAATTGGAACTGTTATATCAGGTACGGAAGAAGGTAATGGATTTTATAGTAAAATGATACCAAAGTTATTTATTCATAGTGAATATAATACTGCTATTATTGAAAACATATTAAAAAGACAAAAATCTGTATTAAAACAAGTAAAAAAAGAAATAGAAGCTTATAAAAGAAGCACTATTGATGCAAGAGCATTTATTATCTTAGATGATTGTTTATATGATAATACATGGGCTCGTGATAAAATGATGAGATTACTTTTTATGAATGGAAGACATTGGAAAATATTTTTAATTATTACTATGCAATATCCCCTTGGTGTACCTCCTACTTTAAGAACAAATATAGATTATGTTTTTATTCTTCGTGAACCTTATATTGCTAATCGTAAACGCATTTATGAAAATTATGCAGGTATGTTTCCAACATTTGAATCTTTTTGTCAAGTTATGGATCAATGCACAGAAAATTATGAATGTTTAGTTATAAATAATAACGCAAAATCAAATAAATTACAAGAACAAGTCTTTTGGTATAAAGCAGATAACCATAATGACTTTAAATTAGGTTCTAAAGAATTTTGGGAATTATCAAAGGATATTCATTCAGATGAAGAAGATGAAAAATATGATCCAAATAGTGTAAAAAAAAGAGGTCAAGGACCTAAAATAAATGTTAGAAAAAGTAAATGGTAATGTATTCCTATAAACATAAAAACACGTTATAAAAATATTTTTTTATTCTAAGAATTCTATAATATGGAACAATGACAATATACATTTTTGTTAGAAGAATTTAAAAGAATACAATATAGATTAGAACAATTAGAAAATCAACAAAAAGATAATTATTGTGAAACTTGTAAAAGATTATATGAAAGGTTCTCGTATAAATGTAATAATTGTGAAAGAAATGTATGCAAATATTGTTGCATTAAAGAAGACGAAACTAAAATATATTGTCCAAGAAAATGTTGTAATAAAAGATGATAAAATGTATATATATAATTACAATATCAAATCAAATCAAATATAAAAGTATTTTATTTTATACTGATAATGATAAAGATATAATTTAAGGTATTATAGTAATCTTCTTACAAGAATAAATAAAAAACATAATTATTTGTATATTTTTTATTTATTATATTTTATATGATAAAAAGATAGAAAGATAAATCATTATTACTTTTTATTAGCAAAAGGACCACTAATCAATTCACTTTGTCCATTATCTGTTTTTCCAATAACTATATTTTCTCCATCAAATAATTCTTTACGAATATCTGCAGATGAAATACTATGTATGTCTTTTAATGTTCTTTCTTGTGTATTTGTATTTGTGACTCCGATCAAATTTCCTGCATCATCAATGGTCTGCGTTAAACGATTTCCTGATTTTTCTGCATTTTTTATATTTTCTTCAATAGCTTTTTGTTTGGTTTCTTTCACTCTTTGTTCAAAAGCATTTTTTGCAACTGTTTCATTCTTCATCTTTTCTTGCATAAGTTTATTTAATTCTTCTTCCATATACTCTACTCTTCCAGTTTTATATGCTTCTGGTTCCCACGGCATCCACATACCTACAGGTCCAACATAAACATCATGATTTGGATCAATTTCACGTAACATTTTACATCTTAGTTCTGCTTCTTCTAAAGAAGGATAAGAACCACGAACTTTTAAACCTCTAATAGAGGTTTGAAAATTATATTTAATATTAAATTGTTTCTCTAATAGATCTTCATTTTTTTCAGCAAATGTTTTATATTCGTCTTCTAATGTTGTTTGCATAAGTTCCTCTTTTTGATCAGTTACAAATTCTTCAAAATCTTTCATAACATCTTCAAATGCAAGTTTATATTTGTAAGAATAAAAATTTAAAAATTGCGTGAATTTTTCCATAGACTTATTTAATTCCCATTTCTTTAGGAATTCTTCAAAATAATAAATTTCTTTTTGTTTCAAAATCTTTTCTGGAGAGATAAATGAAACACAAACAAAATTTTGTCCAGCAATAGATTTATCTTCATCCAATAAATCAATATATTTAGAATTAATTTTGCCATCTTTAGTTGTTTTTCTCTCAAAAGAAATTTTATCTTCTTTAGAATAACTCATAGTTTTTAATAATAAATAAAAAATATATTTAAGTGTATATTTGCATTATATATATTTTATACTATATATTTTTTTCTTTTTTATTTATATAAATGAACGGACTGATAAACATTGGTGAACTTGTTAAAAGAATAATTAAGTATTTAGTAGAAGGTTTTATGGTTGCAGTTGCATGTTACGCAATCCCAAAAAGATCATTAAATATTGAAGAAATTGTTTTAATCGCTTTAACAGCTGCTGCTACATTTAGTATTTTAGATACTTATATTCCAAGTATGGGTGTAACTGCCAGATCTGGTGCAGGTTTTGGTATAGGTGCTAATCTAGTTGGGTTCCCTGGTGGTCTTTAATTAATAAATTAAAGTAACACAATATATTATAAAATTTAAATTAAATATTACAATATTTAATTTAAAGAAAATGTCGCATAAGTGTTACATTATTTTAAATAGTTGGTATAAATTCCCAATTTAACTCTTGACATATTTTTTTCCATATATTATCTTGTTCAATGCGTTTCTCTCTATCTTTTAACATTGGAAAATGTGTTAAGTATTGCGTTTCTCCAAGCAATTCACACAACTTATAAGCAGTATAATAATAATTTAAAAAGTTAACTCTATCATCTGGACAAAATTTTGAATAAGGACATTGCAATTCAATAAATAAATTGCACAATGTTTCTTCTAATTCAGGAGACATAATAGGCGGTTTAATACCTAGTTTATCTTTAATGAATGGTATATGTTCATAATACTTATTATAACCTAATTTTTTCAATATTTCTTTTGTTTTAAAATTTGTAATATTATTTATATTAATTCTCTCTTTTTTAATTTGTTGTTTGATGTTTTCTATTACTATTGGAGGTATTTGTGTAGTTTCTTTTCCCTGAAACTGTGCCAAAATTTCTTTAAAATGATTAATTCTTTTATATGCATAAAAACATACTTCTTTTGGAGGTTCTTTATAAGAAGGTTTTTCATTTTCAATTAAATAAGGTATATTTCTAAAACATGTATTGCATATTAAAATTCCCTCATCTTCTAATGGTATTAATTCTCCTTTAAAACAGTATTGACATATATCTGTTTGATACACAAAAGAATTGATGTCTAAAAATTTATCATCAATATTTGTTAAATACTGATTTACAATATTATTATTTTTATTTGAAATATTTAAAGTATTATTAGATTCATCTTTAATTTTAAAGAACGAATGTATTATTTTATTTTTATTATTATTTACATTTACATTACTTACACCTGAAGCAATATTCTTTTTATTTTCAAAATAGTCAAATATTATTTTTGAGTTTTCTAAAAAATATTCTTTTTTTTTATTTTTCATTGATTTTATATTCTTATTTATTTCGGTCAAACGATCTAACATATCCATTTTATCTTCAATATTTAATACTACATTATTATCATCTAATTTTTTTTCTATTTCTTCTTTTTCAAATTTCAAGTTTGGTATTTTATCCGTATCATCTTTATAAAAGTCATGTAAAAATTCTTTATGTTTACCATCTAATGTAGTTGTTGTTTTTTTATTTATCTTAATTTTTTTATTAGATTTTGGTTTAAAAGATGGCATATTTGTTTTATTTAGAAATACATTAATTTATTTAATTACTAATTAATATTTAATATATAATAAAACATAAATTTGTTCATAAATTGATTTATTAATATTTATTTTATACAATGGAAACTAGTGAAAACAATTTAATAAAAGGAAAAAATATTTATTTTGATAAAAATAATATTGAAGTAAATAATTTGACATTTCAAAAAATGTTATTTTTATACAATGCTGTTAATGATGGTTGGTCAGTTAAAAAATATGAGAATTCTTATATTTTTACTAAAAAACACGAAGGAAAAACAGAAATATTGTTAGATTCTTATTTGCAAGAATTTATTGCATCTAACTTAAACCTAAATGTTAATAATAATTTTCAAAAAAACAATAAACAATAATATAATATTTTTAATAATATAGAATTGATGTATTTTAATTTATTTAAATATTAATTAAATTAAAATATCTATTTTTTTTTTCTTTAGCCAATATATAAAAAATATGGGTGGTGGACTAATGCAACTCGTGGCCTATGGAGCTCAAGATGTTTATCTTACTGGAAATCCTCAAATAACTTTTTGGAAAGTTACCTATCGCAGATACACTAACTTTGCTATTGAATCTATTGAACAAACATTCAATGGTCAAGCAGATTTCGGAAGACGTGTTCAATGTACTATTAGTAGAAACGGAGATCTTGCTTACCGCACCTATCTTCAAGTTACTCTTCCTGAAATTAATCAACTAATGGGATCAGGAAGTTACACTTCAGGTTCTTCTTCTGGTGTTTATGCTCGTTGGTTAGACTTTCCAGGTGAACAATTGATTGCTCAAGTGGAAGTTGAAATTGGAGGTCAAAGAATTGATCGTCAATATGGTGACTGGATGCACATCTGGAATCAACTTACTATGACTGCTGAACAACAACGTGGATATTTTAAAATGATTGGAAATACAACTCAATTAACTTTTATCACAGATCCTTCTTTCTCTGACGTTGATGGTCCTTGTGATTCTAGTGCTCCTCGTCAAGTTTGTGCTCCTCGTAATGCTCTTCCTGAAACAACTCTTTATGTTCCTCTTCAATTTTGGTTCTGTACCAATCCTGGTTTAGCCCTTCCTTTAATTGCTCTTCAATATCACGAAGTCAAAATCAACTTAGATATTCGTCCTATTGATGAATGTCTATGGGCTGTTACTAGTTTATCTTGCAATTCTAATGCTGTTTCAGTTACTACCACTGGATATGCTGCTAATCAATACGCTGCTGGAAAGCCTGTTCCAGCTTCCATTGCTTACAATCAATCTTTAGTTGCTGCTTCTTTATATGTTGATTATGTCTTTTTAGATACTGATGAACGTCGTAGAATGGCTCAAAATCCTCACGAATACTTAATCACTCAACTTCAATTCACTGGTGATGAATCTGTTGGATCTTCCAGTAACAAAATTAAATTGAATTTCAATCACCCTGTCAAAGAATTAATCTGGGTTGTTCAACCTGATCAAAATGTTGATTATTGTTCTTCTCTTATCTGTGATGCTCTTTTATTCAAGGTTCTTGGAGCTCAACCTTTCAACTATACTGATGCCATTGATGCCCTTCCTAACGCTATCCATGCTTTCGGTGGACCTGCTGAAGTTGGAAAATACATTGATGCTCGTGGTCTTTTTCAAGATGCTGGTGCAGATGATGTTTACATTCCTGATACATGGTCTGGATACTGGCACGGACCTCACAATCCTGCCAGTGAACCAAATTTCACTACTGTGGGAAGTATAAATGAAAAAGGTGTTGTTAACACAACTATGGGCGAAGGAAGTGGATCATCTGTTTCAGATGCAGGAACTTTCGTTCTTACAGAAACCTCATTGGATATGCATTGTTGGGGACAAAACCCAGTTGTTACTGCCAAGCTTCAATTAAACGGACAAGATCGTTTCTCTGAACGTGAAGGATCTTACTTTTCTTGGGTTCAACCTTACCAAGCACACACTAGATGTCCTGATGAAGGTATCAATGTCTACTCTTTTGCTTTGAGACCTGAAGAACATCAACCAAGTGGAACTTGCAACTTCTCCAGAATTGATAACGCCACACTACAATTGGTTTTATCCAACGCTACTGTTGAAGGAACCAAGACTGCCAAAGTCAGAGTGTATGC